TATTCGGAACGGTTTCGATATCAAAGATCAACATTCTCTTCATCCTCCTTAACCACCCACACTTTATCAATGACCCCGGCAGCCCGAAGCTGGCTCAAAATCTTGCCGGCATACTTCTGGTCCAAAAAGCAGGCTTCGGCTACCTCAGCCTGACTATGATAATTGCCAGACATAACAGCCTCATAAACAAGCAAATGCACCGGCAATCCCAATCCTTCCCGCCGCTGCCACTCATATTTGATTTGATATTCCTGCAAAATCGCTTTTCGCCCAAAGGACGGATTAACTTGTTTCATAGCACCCCTCAGTAAATAATTTACTCAATCATTATAAGCGACAATAGAAATTTTGTCAACCCCCTCTTGACAAACTATAGTTAATCGGTTATACTGAGGTAAATATTTTACTTGCGGAGGGTAAAATGTCTAACCTATTTTTAGAAATTCAACAACTCATCAGTCAAATGGAGAAACTCAGCAAAAGCATCGATGCCACCCACAATAACCTAAGTAATGAAAAAACCAAGTTAGAAGCTATAGAGGGCAAGCTATCTCGCACCGAAGATGAGGTCAAGGCATTAATTTCACGGCATCGGTCACTTCGACACGAAAAAGCGGTTGCTGAGAAACATATTCGTGGCATCAGTAAGAGACTGGAAAGCCTGTTGTGCGAAGCCGACCAGTTGAAAGGTCGTTTTCATAAAACGATGATTGCCATTGCCAACGAATACATAGGTGAAAATGAGGGTGTTCACCTGGTCAACGGCAAACTGGCCATAGCCCGGTTGAGGAGCAATGGAAAATTGATTACAAAGCTGGTACCGGTAATGGTCCGGGCTTCACCCGGAGAGAAACCGTCTTTTCCCGTTATAGGAGTTCAAAATGCTATCCCATAGTTCAGCCCGACGAATTCCCCTAAAAGACAATTCGATTCACTTTGCAATTACCAGCCCTCCCTATTGGAGTTTAAGGCTTTATTCCAGTCTTGACCCCGAAATTTGGGGTGGTGATCCGGGGTGCCGGCACGTTTGGGGAAGCCAACTACCCCCCAAAAAAGGTGGTCAGGTCAACCAGTCCAAGTGGTCTGGCAACACGGCTGTAACCGATGGTAACCGGGCAAAAAGCGGCGCTTTCTGCCAATATTGCGGGGCCTGGCGCGGTTTACTCGGCAACGAACCCGACCCATTTCTTTTTGTCGATCATCTAGTCGAAGTCTTTCGAGAAGTCAAGCGGGTTTTGCACCCCAAAGGAACCCTCATCATCAATATGGGGGATACCTGGATGGGGTCTGGGGGGGCGCACACCCACGACCACGCCAACCCCGGCATCTCCCAATCCGCTTCCAGGGGCGGCTATCGCGCTGACAAGGGGCGAGGGACCGTTAAGAAACATCCAAACCTCAAACCCAAAGACAAAGCCCTCATTCCTCAACGCCTGGCCATTGCTCTCCAGGAGGATGGCTGGTGGGTGAGGCAGGATTGGGAGTGGGTCAAAAGTAACGGGCTTCCAAATTCGGCAACAGACCGCCCCACCTTCTCTCACGAATATATGATTATGTGTTCCAAATCGGAGCGATATTATTGGGATTACGTGGCCTCGATGTTACCTACCAGTCCCAAATCTATAGCCCGAGAAACCAGGGGTCTTTCTGCTGACCACAAGATGATTAACGGAGCCCCAATGCAAGCCCCTCATTCCTTCCTGGCCGAACGAGAAGCCAACCCCAACCGCAAACCCCCACCCCTCCGCCGCTATCGGACCACCGACCCATTCTTCGATTCCCTGGATGATATGATCGCTACTTACGAAGTCTACCTAAACCATCTGAAAGCCTGTCGCTCCGAAGGCTTGCTCATCGATGAGGCCGGCAAAGTCCTCGGTTCCATCTCTTCGACCAACCAATTCGAGGGCAGTCACTTTGCCACCTACCCCGACCGCCTGATTCGCCCGTTGATTGCTGCCGGGTGTCCTCAGAAGGTTTGTAGTGAGTGTGGGGACCCGTGGGTGAGGCAAGTGGAATCTACACCCGCCACATCAAAGCCTTGCCCCAAAACAGATGCCATTTATCAAGCACAGGGTGGTGCAGGGGAAAAGAAATCAGGGACAATAGGAATGTCAGGCTCCGGCAGAATTGACGGCACAACAGAAACCACCGGTTGTCTCCCCCAATGCGCCTGCCCTTCGACAAGCTCAGGATGCACCAACGCCCCCTCGACCCCCGGCATCGTCCTTGACCCCTTCATTGGTTCCGGCACCACGGTCCGGGTCGCCAAGTCCCTGGGTCTCAGGGCCATCGGCCTGGATATGTCAGCCGAATACCTCTCCAGGTACGCTGCACCCCTGGCTGAAAACATCGTGACTGAAGCCAGTTTGGAACAGGCCAGGTCCAAAAAGAAAAAGAAAACCAAAGTAGCCAAGCAGCAGTTATCGCTGTTCTAGTATTACAGTATAATAGAGGGTAAAAATGACAGGAGTCTACCATGAGTTGGATTTACCACCCAATCTGTACGAAGTCGCCCTGTTCGCCGGGGTCGGAGGCGGAGTCCTCGGCACCAAATACCATCTCGACTGGCGAACGGTCTGTTACGTCGAGTTCGAGTCCTACCCCATCCAGATCCTCAAAGCCCGGATCAAAGACGGCTGGCTCGATGACGCCCCGATCTGGACCGACATCCGATCCTTCACGAAACGAAATAATCAATGCCGCCGCTTCATCCGGGAACTCCGCAAAAATCGAAACCGCCTGGTGGTTACGGCAGGTTTTCCTTGCCAGCCCTTCTCCAACGCTGGCCAGCGCCGCGGAATGGACGATCCCAGCAACGGCTGGCCGCACACCATTCGCCTCATTAACGAGATCAGACCTCGTTGGGTCTTTCTTGAGAACGTCCCTGGCCTACTCAGCTCAATGGACAACGGGGCAGAAAACCCTGTCGGGTACTATGGCACCATACTCGCGGACCTGGCCCAGAGCGGGTATGATTGTCGCTGGGACTGCCTACCGGCGTCGGCCATTGGCGGCAATCACCAGAGGGACCGTCTCTGGGTTGTGGCCCACGCCAACGGCTAATAAGCTCACATCAAATGTTCCCGACCCTGACGATCTAGTTGATAGTCATGGTAACCCCTGGCAACCAGGTAAAAAACCCCACGATAAACGAAGCGGCAACCAAGTTACCACCACCCTACATGACTTTATTAGATATTGGCCCTCCCCCCGAACCCGTGGCCTCCTGGGCGGCTCCGGTTCCAGAGAAATGGTCCAACGGATGGTCACGGGCGGGGAATTATCAGAGGATGAAGCCGAAGAGGTATTGGGGGTAAGGTTGTGGCCTACACCCTCAAAAGCCGATGGGATGGGAGGCCCCGGTAACTCAGGTCGAGAAGGTGGCTTAAATCTCAGAACAGCCGTTGATTGGGCCACCCCATCTTCCCGCGACTGGCGGTCTGGCAAAGCCTCCGAGGAGACTCACCAACGCAACAGTCGCCCCCTCTCTGAACAAGTTGTCAAAAACGAATCGTACCCTACTCCCAACTCCCATGAACCCAGACTTGGCTACCAACGTCGTGACACAGGCAAAAAAGGAACACAACAATCATTGACGACAAGGATAATAGACGATGATGGTGAAAGAGATGAGGTCTCCGGCCAACTCAACCCCGACTGGGTAGAATGGTTAATGAACTGGCCTTTAGGCTGGACATCCCTCGATCCCTTACCTCCCGAACGAGTGGCCGAATGGCTTCTCTCGGGAGCTTCCTGGTGGTACATCGAACCCCCCATCCCCCGCGTTGCCTCAGACATCCCCAACCGAGTTGGTCGCCTAAAAGCCATAGGTAACGGCCAGGTCCCAGCCTGCGCTTCCCTGGCCTACCTGCTTCTGACCAGCCGATTCTGCCTGCCCAAGCCCATCCACATCAAAAAGAAAAAGCGACCCAAAAAGGTCGCCAAAGAACAACTCAGCCTCTTCTAAGCAGAAGCCCCCACCGGTTGGCCGCAATGCCGATGGGGGCTTGAGGGAAAGGAGAAAACCACTGTCCTCACCATCATATCATCTTTGATACCAAAAGTCAATAATATCAGCATTGAGATGCCCCATTTGCCTCAAAGACGATTCTTCTAACGCCAGGGTAACGCCAATTCGACCAGAAAGCAATCAAAGTCACCAAAGCAGCCACGCCCAACAAGGCAGATTTTATAATCTTATCCAAACGATCACCCCCCAATCCCCCCGCGGGTTACCCGGATCGACGCCCACCACCATCCCCCCCAAATCCTCGACAATCGCCCGACTCAAGTCTCCATCAGGGTAGATAGTCACCTTCCCAGGCTGCCCCCCAAACGCCTCAAGCGGGATTGGCTTTTCGTCCAGTACGGACACTTCCTTGTTTTGCTGTTTTGCTACCATATCTCTCCTCCTTCTACCCGGCTTTTGGCTTGCTCGAAGGTTGGTATCTCAACATCCATAAAAAACGGATCGATCTCCTCACGAAGCCTGTTGTTCTCGGCCTGCAAACGCCAGGCTTCTAATAGAAGATTACGAAAATCTATCTTTGTTGGCTCTACCGCCTGCAGGTCCGTGTTCCAGCCACCACACCCACAACGAAAGCAAATACCGCAACCCTCAATATCCACTTTAATATCATCCTCGTACAAACAACGATGACACACCATAACTTTTATGGGCATATCATCTATATCAAAAATAATATGATTACCTATTCGTTGCATCATTCATCTCTCTGCCAAACCAAATAATTCTGTAACGTCTCGATCACTAGCCTAACATCCGAAACCAAAAACACGGCCCTCTTCTTTTGCTCGGGGTAATAGACATCCCACCCCTCGATCTCGATATAAGGCAACCGGGTCGTAATCTGGATCATCGCCCTGTGAGCAAGATTAGCCTGGAAGAATCCAACCATCAATCCCTCAACCAAACGTTCAGTCCTGTCCTTGTTCAATGGATAGTAGCAGGACCCTCCAGAGTCATTAAAAAGCATAAAGATCGCAGTACCGGGGCCCCGGTACTCAAACGAAATACTACCAGATTCTCCCTTAAAAACCTGCTTAACGACCTCGAAGCTCATTTGTCCTCCAACAAGTTCTTGACCAACGATCTCCCACTCGCCTTCCGCCCGGCCAACATCCCATTGGCCCTGCCCCGATAATAGCCCAACAAAACACCCGCGACAAAGCTGGTAGCCATCAATATCAGGTAGTCCATCAGTCGAACAACTTCCCCCACCTGGCATCAGCCGGCAACTCCTCCGGGGGCGTTACCTGAAAATCAACGATACTCAGCCTGTCACCCTCCTCACAAAACGCCGGCACCGTGGCCCTGACCTTGCGGCCATCACTCAACGTCAGGATGATGACCTGAAACTTTTTATTGGTGGATTCGGGGATGTCAGCCATTTTTGTGATCCTTGTAAGCAGCCTTCGCCCTCTCTACAAAAAGCTGCAACGAGTTGCCGTAGGACTCGTCGATGACTTCGTAAGTAAAACTCAAGCGGTAAGCCAGCCCGCCAGGAACATCAGGCCAGTAGCAAGTTACCACGATGTTCGGATGATGACATATTGCGGCCCCTAACTCAACCCGAATCGAGCAATTGTTGCCAATGGCTTGTTGCGCTCTCAGTAATTCATTGTAGATTTGTCTCATTTTTTCCAAATATCCTTTACAACGCTATTTTTTGCCTCGCCAAACACGGGGTTTTGCTTGATGATTTTGATGGGGCGTCACCTGAAAATCAACACCCATCAGATCATCCAGAGCATCGAGAAATTCGCGATGGGCTAGACAATGATTGCACATCTATACCATAACCCCAGTATCATCATAAATCTGCTTTGATAGCCTGTCAATCTCCTCCCTCAATGGTTCTTTCTCTAAATCAATTGCAGCCGCCATTACATGTTTGGCGCATACCGGGACTTGTTCGTAATCAACGCTAAATAAACAACAATAAACTTTTTGTAAATTATTTAACGGAATAACAATAATCTCCTTCCAACTATCCCTGGCTTCCTGAGACCACTCCTTCTCAGACTTTAGAGTAGGTATCCTGACCCCATTGATAATTAAATCTTCCCCGATTGTTTCTGGATGTCTTTTTCTAAATTCTCTATAACCACTTTCACTCGTTTCGTGCCTACAATCAACACAAAAATCAAGACCAATTTGATAAGATTTCATCTTTATCTATCCTTTGACAATACTTCAGCCAGATTCTTCCGAGAAATGGACCGCCGCTCCGCCCGAGCATCTAACCAATAAGCCACAGCCCTACCATCAGGGTAATAAGCAAAAGCCCCCCACCACTCCCGAAGGATAGCCAACCTCTGTGGGACGTTGTGTATCTTATTTCGATTGTTATCTGCGTAGGATTTTAACTCATTTAGCGAAGCGCACTCTTGAGGGTTGTTGTCCCAGTAGAATTTCATTGGCTCACCCACTCCAAAAACATCCGATACTGCCTGTCAGTCATACGATCCACCACCTCTCCCAAATCATCGACCCGAAACAGGTCTTTTCTACCCCGACTCCACTCCCGTATATCCTCTATCGGTACGAAATGCAACGACCTTTCCCTCTCGAACTCAACCGCATACCGCAACCAACGCCGGGGAACAATGCCATGCTCTTCCAATACCCCGGCCAACATCGGCTTGATATGGTCTGCCCAACCCATCCGGGGCAATACCCACACAATCGTGGCCCCAAATGGGGTGGTCTCCAGCAACCCGGCTACGTTATGACAGGTGGCAAAAGTGCGGCCATCTCTGGGATCGTGACGGGCCTGTTGGATGGTCTTGTGAAGTCTGTCAAGGTTGGTCATTGTGTGTCCTTTTTCTTGCTTATTATCAAGGGTCGTGGGCCTCCTGGTGGGCGGTTATTCCCCGGCTTTGCCCACTCCGCGATACATATTCCTATGTTTCGGAGTCGTTACTCTCCTCATCAGTCGCTTTGGTGGGGCTTACATCCCCACCCTTCCGGGATAGATGCTACCTGCACAGAGACCCATTGGTAGCCCACGACCCTTGATAATAAATCACCTCTATAATAACCGACAATAGAAAATTTGTCAACCCTTTTGGGCTTAGGTAGGCTGTAACCTATCATCTTCTTCCATCATCTTCGGGGGACGGGAGGTGATGATGGTCCAGGAAACTGGGGTGGGGGAGGAGGGGGAGATGGGAATATCTTGAGGGGTTTGGGGGATGGATGGACCGCGGTGGGGGCGAGGGCCGCACCGGGAATTTTTTGGGAGACGAGGGTGGGGGTACAGCATAAACAATATTAAACCCCCAAAAAAATCAACCCCCCCCCCGTAAACTGGGCCGGTCGAGCGCCCCCACTGCCCTATAATCATCTAGTCTAACTGGCCACCAAACAACACAGATCATAATCCTACTGACCTACATCCTACAATCTAATTTCACTCACTCTACACACTATACACTCACTCGCTGCTATCTTAATCTACTGGCCTACACAGTAGGATTATACGCCAGCATACCATAGGACTCTGACTATGCTGCTAGTTTGCTATGTGCTGTGTGCTGTGCTGGTCAGCATACGATTACAATCAATATAGGTATAATCTATCGTTTCTGCCGGTCAATTGATTACAGGCGATTTTAGGACGTTGTATTATGTATACTACTCTATAGCTCTATACTGGCCTATATCCTCTATAATGAAACAATCGGTACAATCTATCCTCGATTGCCTATAATCGCCTTATATCGCCAATTATCGGTGCTGTGGGGTGAGCCACACTTTAATTCACATCTATCTTTCCTAATCTACTGTGCTTTTCACTTCTACAAGTCGCTAAAAACTCATTAAGCGAAGTAAAAACCCCACAATATACTAGTAATTAAGCCAGATTATACCCATTTACTAGCCAATTATTAGTATTATGGTACTAATTGCCATATTTGACTATTTTGGGGGTTGACATTTTACCCAATTGTGTGATATTATAAGGGCAAGTTTGACAAACAAATACGGTTCAGGCAGCGGTTGACTTGTCCCCTAATCTGAACTAGCACCCCTAGGTTGACTTGTCCCTAGGTGAGGAAGTTCAACTTTCACAAGCCGGCGTTAACGGCCCAAACAAAATCACTCTCCCGAGTATGCTACTTGCCTATTGTCTGAGATTGACTGGGGCAAGCGCTTTGAGGATGGCCACTTAGTTTGTGAGTGTACGATAATCCGCTTGATTACCTGTCTGGCCAAATGGCTGGGGTTGTCGTCCCATAGAAGCGCTGAAGTCTGGTCGGTCGATGTAGGATGGTAGGGGTTGAGCAAGGGTGAATGGTTGAGTGACAACAGATAATTGTGTTCTGTTGCCAGCATACGGTAAGTGACTATCGGCTTACCTTAACGTCGTAAAATTAGAAGCTATCGACTATGCTTTGTATGCTGGCATTAGAACATAATTAGGAGGATAAAATGGTCAAAGTCTATATTGAGGATAACGAACTTTTTGGGCCAGTAGTGGTTGATATAAAAGGTCTTAGAAAAGGTTCTGAAACGATTTGCAAGGTAATAGAGCAATCGTTGAGATACACGGTTGACGGCTTGTTGTCTGTAGATTGGCAATCGGCTGACTTGCCAACAAGCTTGAAGCGACGACTCGTTATAGTTCAGTAGGAAGATAAAATGGTCAGAGTCTTAGACTGTGAGCCGACCTAATGGCTAACATTTTGTTGAGTATATAGTGGCAATTTTGGCCTAGAATCGCCTACAAGAGGCAGGTTAAGACGTAGGATTGTAGGATTGTCCTACCATTTTATAGCACATAAAATAGAGTTTTTTCGATAATAGGAGGATAACAAAATGGCAAAATACTATAACCCTAAAAAGCAGACGTGGAAACAGGTTAAGAATCTAGGTTGGCTATTACGCAATTGGCAATCGGTTGACTCGTTCCATATTACTCCCATAGTTGGCAAGCAAACCGGTATGAACTGGGATGTCCTAATGAAGGCTTACCTGCGCGATGGTCGAGTCTATGAAACAAAATGGGCGAGTCGCAAGGTTTGTGCAGAATGGCTACATCGCCCAGTTTTTAGAGACTTACCAGTTTTTTGGATTGACCATTGGAGTAAGTGTTAGTTTAATGCTTTATTACTGCTTACAACGTTTGTTGTGAGTAGTGACAAGGCATTAAATGATAGCAATCCATAGGAGGATAACAAAATGAATAGCATTATGAGATTATCAGAAAAAGTAGACAACTCACCCGAGTTAAAAGATCAGCCCAGTATTAACTGGTATTTCATCCGCAATACGCTTTGGAAATTGGCTGAAAGTGACAAGCCAGAACTGGGCGCGCTGGCCACATCATTAGACAAGCTTATGAAGATTGAGCTTAACACCGATAACGGTGTCAACAGTTACGATATCGAAGATATCATTTTGCAAGCGATTTATTACAACCGGTCGATTTAATGCTTTATTACTGCTTACAACATTTGTTGTGAGTAGTGGCAAGGTATTAAATGATAGCAATCCATAGGAGGATAACAAAATGAGTAGCAATTGGCAATATATGGGCGATGTTAATATCAGTTATGGTGGTTTTTTTGCCAACCTTGATGACAACGATATTCAGTATGGTTATGTCGAAGTTATCAGAGTCATCGATGGTAATGACGCTGGCGCAGAGGGTTTATCAATCATTGAGCGGCTAACCGTTTTTGATATACTGGACAAAGAAAAAATCAAGAGCGCGTTGTCTACTATAGGTATGACCACCAAAGATTTGCGCGGCATGGGCAAAGAGGCAATCTTAATGGCTCTGATTGGAGGTTTTTTGGCTTATGGCCATTATGATCCGGCTTTTGATATGTATGGGCCAACCAATTGGGCCGTTGTCAACATTGACTCTTACAATGGTGACAAAAGAGGCTGGGAAAGTTGGAACGTTGACCGGTCAGAGTCCGTTAGGTTGGCAAAAGAATTTGACCATGATCTGCGCGCTTATGTTGAAAGCTTTCAATAATCGATAATTTATAGGACAGACAAGCGGTATTGTTTGTCTGTCTTATTAAGGTATTGATTATTAGTTTATCCTTAAGGAGGATATAAAATGAGCAAGCAATTGAATAGTGACTATGTTGGGGTTTCTGTTAGTTGGGCGACAATGAAGAATGAAGACATTGTACCGACTTACGTTGAGTTCTTGCAATCTGTTGCGAAAGATTGCAAGATTGAAACAGAAGTTGAGGCAATTGTTGAGGAATTGAACAGCCTGAAAATTGAGACTGAAGATGGCAATATTATCGAATACGGGCAGGCGGGTTTTGATGACTTGCGCGGTTTCTGGTACTTTGAACAGTCTGACAAGCTCGATTGGTTAGCCTATGAAACGTTGTATGATTTACTCAACGATATAGCGCCAGAAGGGTGTTATTTTGGCAGTCATCCGGGTAATGGGTCGGACTTTGGCTTTTGGTTGGCTGAAGATGATTTTTAGGTTCAGGCTTGGGTTGTCAATCGTTTGATTGACACTCAAGCATAGTCCATAAGGTTTAGGCTTTATGGGCTATGCTTGGGTAAAAACAAAATTTTATGTAGCTATCTTTAGGAGGATAGACAAATGTTATCGAAATATGCAACAACCATAGCAGCAGACTCCAATGGTATGATAAATGTTACCTATCATTCAACCGTTATTGTCTCTTTTGACAATGAGCGAGTCGTCTTGAATAGTGGCGGTTATGAGACCGTCACTACCAAAAAGAAGATGAATCAGGCCGCGGATCAATTTGGGCTAGGTTATCAAGTCTTTCAGAAGGATTATATTTGGTTTGTGGGATTGCCCAATGGAGAGACGGTTAAGTTTTTTGACGGTATGATTATTGACCGGGTTTAATTCCTTATAGGCCGGCCAAGCATAACTGTTTGGCCGGCTTGTTAAGTAATTAAGTATTTTAGCTATCTTTAGGAGGATAGAATGAATATCTGTTCAGTTTGTGGGAAAGAAACTGTTTCGCCTAATAGACTCGGTACTGGTTATGGGATTACCCCCAATGGTGACAAGGTTTGTTATGAGTGCTGCGCCAAACAAGATATGGCCTATATGGAATCTCATGACAAGATCACGTTGTATCATTCTTGCCGAGAGAAGGAAGAAGTTATCAATTGGCCCGGTACCCTTCGTTTTCCGGCTTTCTCTTTTGAGGGCAAGCATAACTGGGGATTGCCGCGCTATGATGTCTATTTTGTGGATCACACTGGCCAGCGCTGGCATGGGGTGCGCATAGGTGACAATACAGACCTTGTTCATTGCCAGAAAATCAAGAAAGCTAATTACTTTGCAGAATCCCTTATGGCGCGCAAGGGTTGGGTTGAATAAATTTGACATTTTACAAGTTGGTAGTGCTGCGCATAGATCACCCAAGAGACAAGGCTTTTGGGTGATCTATTAAGCGGTTAAATATTAGCAAGAGCAAAGGAGAATGAAATGCAGATCACTATCATTGCAAGACGTTGGTTCCAGAAGAGCTATGGTAACACTTACCACAGTTGCGTTGTTTTGGTCGATGGTCAAGAGATTGGCCGAGTAGACTTCACTTATGGGTATGGTGATGCATATCTTCAGACGGCCCATAGCCTACTGCAAGAAGCCGGCTTATATCCCAAGACGGGAGAGAGTTTGGCTAGTGGGGCTGACAAGGATTACAACGAATTCTTGATGGATACGAGAGAGAATCGGGGCAAGTTTGTGGTGAGCGTGAGCGACGTTGCTCGTAAGAAGGATTTGTAATCGTGGGTAATAATTTGGTAACACTACTCTTGGCACTTCTCATTGTCGGCCTACTGACTAGCAAAGAAGGGAGAATCTTATTGATTGTTTTGTTTGTGTTGTGGTGCCTGTCTTGACTTTTCATAGGGTAGCCAAGAGTCTGTCTTGGCTATCTTGTTGAGCGGTTAAGATTATTAGTTATCCATAAGGAGGATAAAATGATTATCGGTCTATATCAGGTCATGCCTAGTTGGGGTTACGCGGTCGGTATCTTTGACGACTCTGACATCGACAATCCGGTTGAATTCTATACTGCCGGCAATGCTTTATATGACTCGCAAGTCTACGAAGCAGAACAAAGAGTCGATAAGGTTACCTTACGCCAGTTTGCTAAGGCTACCTTGCAAGATATGCTCCAAGAATCCGGTCATCCCAAGGCTAAAATCTTTCAGTCTAAAGACCTTATCAATAAAGACAGAAATGGAATCGATTGGGTCTTTTGGCCGGCCTTTGAAACAACTATGTAATAACTAGCCAAGCCTACAATGTAGGCTTGGCCTCTTCTCAAGAGACACAAGACTCAAGCCTTGTGTCTCTTGACAAGAGAATAATATTATCTAAGGAGAATAGACCTATGCGATTGAGATTCCCATTAAATGAGAAAATGACAGAGCAAGTAAATGGCTTGCCCTGGGGCAAGGCCAGTGAAGTCTTTAGACTCGGACTGGGCAGCCTTAAGTCAATGACCGCTATAGAGACCTTACTGCTGCTGCAAGACGTTCAAGGTAAGGCCGGTGGCGCGCTTACGGTTGTTTTGGATGAAGAGCAGGTAAGCACTCTCGATGATATGGCCGATAAGACCGGTGTCAGTAGGTCTAAGATCGGGCGGGTTGTGGTTAAATTGGGGCTGGATCAATACAATGATTATGGCCCGGAAGAGAAATTGGTACTGGCGGTTATGAGTATGGAAGAGGAGAAATAAGATGTTATGCCATAATTGCATCAAAGAGTATGGACTCATCCGGGCCGGCTGGCAAGCCTATAGTCAGTGTCCGGGGTGTGAGAATTGCGCTGATTTGTATGAGACCAAAGAGTCGGTCGATTGTGAGCGGTGCCAAGATAGGGGAATCGTCGGAAAAGACCCCAAAGATAAGCACGCGGTCATTCTGTGCGGTTGCAAGGCCGGCCAAGCTATCAAGAATACGATTTGATCCCTTGTCGAGTAGCAAAGATCATAGCTTGGCTACTCTATCAAGCGGTTAAGTTTATATTTTTTGACTTAAGGCTTGACAAAATTCAAGTAATCAAGTAAAATATTTACTAAGGAGAGATAAAATGAAGACAGCAAGAGGGATTGTAAGAGACAACCAAGAGATTAACCCCAAGGATAGCCACAAGAGCTATCGGATCATCCATAGAGACCCGGTTAAGGGTGACCTGGCCGCTGAAATTGCTTTGTCGGGCTGGTCGGGCAAGTGGCTGGTTGCAGTCTACCACGAAAGAGAAGGGGCGATTCGAAGGCTGTGGCTAACCGGGCTGGATAGTAAGAATGAGGCCATAACCTATGTGGAAGAACTGAAAGACTTGGTTATCGACCTGGGGGAATCTGTTGAGATAGATGAAGACCATTATCTGGCGAAAAGAGCCGAAGCTTTGGCCACGTTCGTTTCATCCAAGTGGGGATACAACGGGCTGAAACTGTGGTGATTTGACCATTCATAGATCGCCCAAGACCAGGGCCTTGGGCGATTTGTTGAGCGGTTAAAATATTATAATGTAATAACAGGAGAGATAAAATGACAAGCGCATTAGGTCTACCCAAGATGAAGATCAATGGCTTTAAGACGGTCCTGGAGTATCTAGAGATCGACCGATTTGAAAGCTATACCGCCGATGACGTTCGGATGAAATTGACCGTTCATATCAGCAAGAGCGGCCAAAAGTATTTTGTCATCCATACCACCTTTCAGGTCTATGGCTGGACCGTAGACCCCCATATCGCTTTTCACGCTTGGGGCAACCTGGGAATGTATACCACCCAAGAGCTTTATGACGGGCTGCGCGGGAGAAAAATATGATGGATAAAAGACTATTCCTGACCGCCAAGTTTACCAACGTCCTGGGCGAATCCTTCTCCGCGCCCATTGTGTCCTGGCAAGACCATTTAGCCCAGATCGATAAGCCGAAATATACAATGACGACTCTGGTCTGGAGAGAGCCGGGCAAGCATTGGAGAGGGATGACTCAAGCCAAGGTCACAAAAGAACCGGGCCTGACCTGGATCAATCCTCAAGACCCCGGCTGGCAAGTCTCGGAACAAGATAACCTCTACAACCGGGCAATTAAGGCCGTTGGCAATGGCCTGATACCCGGCCAGGAGGTCGTCTTGTGGGAGAAGGGGAGCAAGAAAGCCTTTCTCAAGAGAGATAAGGCCAAAGAGGAGATTCGGCTAGTGATCGTCAATGCGGGAATCAAGAGCGTTAGATTCGCCTGGTGGGGGCTGGATGTAGAATCGGTCTCCGGGCGAAATGGGAAATGGGTTTTGATTAGCCAGGTGGATTATTTGAAATGGGTGGAGGAGACAAAATGACAGAATCTTATCAAGACAAGATCGAATTTTGGCGGTACCAAGAGGGCTTGATCGAGGCCCTGGTAGGCTGGATTATGGGATTGTTTGCGTAAATAGTCATCTAACAGACAGATAAGGAGAGATAAAAAATGAACCAGGACCTGTGGGCTAAATTCGAGGAGAGCTTTCGCCAGATCGCCCACGCCACCGGCGCTTATAGCTTCCGGGTAGTCGATGAAGAGGTCGAGTTGTGGCGCAAGAAAGAAGGGCGCTGGCAGATCGGGCGAATCGTTGATTGTCAGGTGGTTTGGAAATGGGCAAATCGGAGTTATCCGCCTGAGAATACGGTAAGGCTTTAGTTCTTGCGCCTTCGTTGGCTGGCTCTAATGGCCCTGGCCTGGCGCAAGGCTTTCCGTCTGGCACCCCGGCCAAGGTAACACTTGCCGGACTTGCCCCAGCGGTAACCTGATTTGCCTTTGCGAGTACAACGTTGAATTGGCATAACAAGACCTCCTGAGAGGTTATTATAGTGTAATAAAGAGAGGATTCAAATGAGTGAAAAATTCGTGGTAGGAACAGTTTTTCATCCAACCAAAAAAACCTTTGTTCCGGTGGTGGGGTACAACTTCCCGGATTCACCTGAGTTATATGAATTCAACGTAATTGGCAACAAGGGCCACTTTAGGTTTACTGAGTGAACCTTAAAAAAGTTACCAATTTCAAAAAACTTAACTGAAAGTCGTGTAAAAACCCTTGACTTTGTGTACACAATTTGCTAAGATAGTGACATCTAATTAATTTGCTGTGAGATGCAGCCCATTAGGTTCAGAAAGGAGACCAATTATGAACCGCTTTAAGTTTAACGCTTTTGTAGAAGAATTTCCGTTTTTATCAGAATTGATTCCAGATAGCCCAATTGACTGTGATAGTATAAAAATCAAAAGGGCAACTAAAGAGCTGATGGGTCATAAGCCCTATTACAGAGGAGCCACTGGTTCATTAGTGGGTATCAATGATGATGAGGATGTTAGTTTTATCCTGAACGACGGTACGATTATTGAGGACGCAGTGCAGAGCGAACTCTCCGTAACTCATAATGAGGCTCACCGGGACAATGAGTATAAAGATGGTGAAACTGTCCTTGAGGCCATTGACCGGCATAGCGTTACCGATACTTTGAAGTACATCGTCAGCCACGAGTACGGTTACAACATTGAAAGCCATTACAGTCAGCCGAACTTTAGAGTTACAATCTTCAAGCCTTCAAGAGAATTTAATTGGGTCACATTGATTGTAGCGGCCCAACGGAAGGCTCTTGAGGAAGTTCAGGCCGAAGCAAACTTTTAATTGGTTCAAAGTACTTTTTTGGCGAGAGGCCAAAAAAGGAGGATAACAAGTAGGCGAGAAGCTCTCACTTGCAAGCAGAGTGAGGGCTTTTTTATGTCTAAGCGTAAAATCAATCCGCACAAGGGCGGTAGGTCGTCGGATTTGCACGTCCGTATCAAACCAAATTACCACGATATGTTGAGACAAATTTGTAAGGTTCGAGACATATCTATGGCCGACTGGATAGAATCTCACATAAAGGTTGACTTTACGCAATATAACAAGCCAACGCAGCGGAAAGCCTAAGCAGCGTTTGTTTTAGCCATTGAACTTTCTGTTACGGCTTCCGCTGATTGGCGACACGTTATATGCCTCGTTGCAATCGAGGCAAGAAAGGAAATTGAAATGTATTCAGTAAAATTCACGGAAAACGCAAGCGGCGTAGGTAGTATCGCGTATCGGAAATATGTTACAGTCCCAGCAGATAGCCCGTTGTTTAATCACGTTGGGGAAATGTTCAATGTTGACGTGTCTTGGGGAGATGGGTGGCCTCCTCCAATGATTGCAACTGCTATACCTGCCGAAAACGGTATTTTTGGCCCAATAGAGGGCGGAAAAACGGTATACTCAAACTTCCACACGAAAATCACAAACCGTGCGGCAATGGCAGAAGAGAATAGGGGCGCTCGTTTTTCGGGTGGCATATAACAAATCGTTCGTAGCGAATTGCTAACCTTGCTTTAATTGTGGCCGGTTGGGGCCGCAACGTATCTAATCATTGTAGGCATTGCGCCAACCCGCAATCGCCACAACTCAGGTGTTAGAAAACGGGTGGCCCATACAATGATGAAGTCTACCCGATAAGCCACAATGTCTATTCTGACATCTCTGATATTACCTGTCCTGAGAGCAGGGTGGTATCCCCAAGAGGGGCAGGTACTCCCGCCTGACTCGATACATCCAGTAAGAATCCGGCTTGTAATAGTAAGCCCTGGCCAACTCCCTGACCTGAAGGCCGGGGTTTTCTTTCATCAAATTGCAGAAGAGACTGGCCCTCATATCCCGGTCCCTGATACGACACCCAAAGAATCGCCGGGTGACATTCGTCCAATTGCGCTGCTGGATGCCCTGGGGCTTGCCGCTTGGCCTGGTCAAGAGTAGGTTGTGGTGACCATATTGGCGGCGCTGGGGTAGCCAACGGTCTTGGAGAAAAGCTATCGTCTCGGGCTGGAGAGGAATCGGTCCCTTGGAGACCCAAACCAGGCCAAGGTCGAAGTCTATCTGGTCGAGTTGTAACTGGCGAGCCTGGCGGCGAGTGAGACTGGACCAGAAAAGAGAGTAGCCGGCCAAGACCTCAAGTTCGTAACGATTAAAAGCCTCGCTCTGGAGAAAGAGCGAGGCTTGCTTTCGGGTTATGATCCGGGCAGGTGGTCTCTTCAAAGCCAGTAAGCCAGGAAATCTTCCTTGGTGACCGGATCGGACATCCAGGATTGGTCCGGGGAGGGCAAGGCCAAACACTCGGCTACGGTTAGCCAGCGGAACTCCTGTTGAAACGGAGAGAAATGGCCTTTGACCTGGTTCAAGGAGAGCGAGGTCAAACGCCCGGAGCGAGCGGTCCAGGACAGGAGACCTTTTTGCTCAGTGACCTTTTGGGCTAACAAGACCGGCACTACCACGTCATTGGAGACATATTCCAGGACCGCTTCGTAATGCTCGGGCCAATAGCCTACCGCCTTCTGGCCGTTCATCGAAGAGCCGTCTTTAAGAATCGGATCGAGATTCTTACCGGAAATACCCTGCCCCTTGCAGGCTGTGTCCAGGCCCAGGAAATGGCCGCTACAACTAAAGAAATGGAACATCATATCGTAACCGGGAAAAACAAGATTGTCCCGAATCTGGTCGCGGTACTCAGGCAAGGCTTCGGCCAGCATCCGAAAATCGTAGCTGGCTCCGTTCCAGGTCAACGGGGCATACCCCTGCCGGGCTTCTTCCAGAAGATATTCGATAAGCTCCCCGAGTTCCAGAGAATCCATTCGGGGCTGAACCTGGTTTTGGTACATCCCGGCGTAGTAGGTCAAAGGCGGGGTTAAATTCGGCCTACCGGGGTTATTGATTGAATCCAGGAGATCATCGGAGCGCACACAGGCGGCGCAGGTGATGCCCAGGGCCGCGTAATCCTCGATGACCCCGGAATCCGGGAAAGAATCGGCTTGCTCGATATCGAAAGAGTTAAATTTTTGGTTCAAAAGTCTATGCCTCCTAAGATTTTGTCGGCCAGGTTGTCATACTCCTGGTCCGACGATGGTTGTTCGATGGCCTGAACGTTTCGCAAGGCCGCTTGTAACTCCTCCCGGAGAGCCTGGCGAAGATCGGTCTGGGTGATTTGCCGGCCAGAGTCACGATCCAATTTTTCCCCAATGGCCCGCATTACCCAGTCTGAGCGGTCATGGCGGTCAACTTCCTGACAGAAGCGAATCCAGGTCTGCCTGTGCCGCCGGCTGATATAGAGACTGGTCTTAGTTTGCTCGGTATCGGCCATAGATCAAGAGTCCCTGAGCGTTGGCTATCTGAGAGTCTGGCAAGATCACGGTGTTGGGGTGACCGAACTGGCGGCGGAAATCGTCACCCAAGACCGAGGCCCCGCCTCCGGTCAATAACAGCGTCCGCCCCTGCTTGATAACGTCCTTCCAGGCCGAGCGGACGTCGGCCAACACCTTGTCAATGACCTCGGCCTTGTAGGGGGCAAAGAGAGCGGACACGTTCTCGGCCTTGTTGTAGACGTTGAGCTTGCCGGTGATGAGAGCCTTGACCAACTCGGTGTAGGGGGGTTCGTAAGCGAACTCCCGGCTACAAGCCTGGGAAAGACCGCTGATGACGTTGGACATTCCCACGTCAACGGAACCACTGTAGTCGGCAATGTAGGCCCCGTTCATAAAAGCGTAACCGGTAGTACCGTTGCCGAAATCGACCAGGAAGGTCGGTTCGTTGGCTATCTGGGCGTCGGTTACGGTCGGCTTGCCGTTGCCGTTGATAGTAAAAGCCTCTCGCATCCAGCTACCGAAAACCTGGGGGCAAGGTACAACCTGAGCGATTTCGTAGCCTACGGTGCGACTGCCAACCTTGACGTTGAACTTGCCGGCCAAGGCTTTGGAGAGGGCTTCCGAGTCGCCCATCCAGCCACCTGGTAAACCGGTGGCCACCAAAAGACCGGAGGCCCCGGAAGGGTACAACCGGTTGAGGGCAGACAGGAACAAGACCTTGAACTCATCGGTTTTGATCCGGTCCCGGTCGATGGTCTGGCGGGCCAGCTTGCTGAAGCTGGCATCCCACCCCACGTAATAGGGTTGGCCGTCAATCTCGATAGCCGTTCGCTTTTTGCCGAACCCGGAATCGAACCCCTCTCGAACCGGCGCAATCAGGCTGTGGAACACAACCGGCTTCTCTTCCAATGACTTGAGGGCTTTAACAAAACCATATCCCACATCGATGGAGACTACATTGTACTGCACTTTTGCTTTAGCCATACATCCTCCTTTTGTAATCTAACAGTACCTTGACTATTTAGCAGATCAACCGGGATGACCGCGTAGGACCTCTGGCCTCTACCCGAGAAACCTAGTTGATCTGCAAGAGTACCTTAACACATTTTGGGAGAGATGTCAATAGGTTTGGGCGTACATTAACAAATTTGATACTTGACATTTGTCAAGAAATCGGTTATAATGATGTTGAGGTGCTAATAATAGCCTTAAACGAGAGGAGGGTTTCGCCAATAGATAGCAAAAATTTCTATCAACCAACTTGGGTGTTGGGGATGAATATTCTAAAGTCAATATGCAAATCAACTCAAGGCTGGCGACCTGGGGGCGTAAAAACAACAAAGGAGAGATGAAATGACGAATCAGCGCACAGTCGAGGGGTGGCCCACCCACATCACGGTTTTGACAATAGGTCCCGCAAATTCTGTCTACAACGTAGAATGCCATCTTTGCAACAAGACCATTTTCTACAACAATGAAACCGGGCAAGAGTGGAATCAAAAAGTGACCGCCTTTGTCAAGTCGCACCAGCACCAAAAGGAGAGATGAAATGAAGATAACAGAAGAAGTATTGAAAAACAAGGGTATTGATATGACTTGCCCTCTAACCAGTAGATTCTTGGTGATGTACCCCAAAGGACTGGACATTAGCCCCCTATGGGGAACAAAAGAAGAGTCAGAGTCTTTCTGGCAGAATGTGGTAAAAACCGATCTCAAGAAAATGATCGGGTGGGCTATTTATTATGGGTTAATTCCGTCCAAAATCCAGGCGAACCTCAGCGGGGCGGACCTCAGCGGGGCGGACCTCAGCGGGGCGGACCTCAGATGGGCGGACCTCAGCGGGGCGAACCTCAGCGAGGCAGACCTCAGAGAGGCGAACCTCAGCGGGGCAGACCTCAGAGAGGCGAACCTCAGATGGGCGGACCTCAGGGGGGCGAACCTCAGCGAGGCAGACCTCAGAGAGGCGAACCTCAGCGGGGCAAACCTCAGATGGGCGGACCTCAGAGATGTAGTAAAAAACGAATTAACAAGGGGATTATGATGGAACTAACAATCAATCCCCCCAACGGGCGGGGGTGCGGAGACAAGAGGGACAAAGGGGGCTTGTACGCCTGTTGTGGCGTCGGGGCCTCCGGGATGTCCATCGAACACTTTTTGTTGGACCCCGTAAGACCCAAGCCCCGGCAGCGGGGGTATCAGATTATGGTTGACAGTAACGGTGTCTACCACCTGGTTATCTATATTGGCATCGATGGGGGCAAAGGTGGACCGGGTTACCCCTCGGCCTGGAGTTTTGTGGAAGAAGGCCGAAATTGGGGAACATCCAGAAAATTGTCCCGCGTAATCTTAAGCGATCCCAACTTTTACAAATTAACGTCTGGTGTTAGTAGGCAAGTCCTGGTTCATCCCAGGGCTTTGCCGTTGTTTGGGTTTGGGCTGGCAAGGCAAAATAGACCGTTGGTAGGATGCAAACTATTTAATCACTTTGCTGAAAACCAGGATTGGTGGCATACCAATTTGGGAGAAGAGGGCATATCAGGCCATCACCCCAAAACAATGGAGTTGATCGGTAACTACGATTTGTACCCGGAACCCTGCACCCTGGCTCTTCGGGACCTATCGATGCTAAATCACACTTTGAATGAAGACGTGGAGTTACTCGAACCAATTCAGTATGATTGGGTGCGCTTTCAAGTAAAATCAGGATCATCCCTCTGGACCGGAAATGTGCCAGGATATGATATCGAACCCGTCGTAGAAGGCTATGGCATCCAATGGGCATCAGCCGCTTTCTTGTCGTTGCCGTTGCACTTCGAGATACCCAAGGCCGATGTTCACAATATTGCCGGCAAAGTGGCCCAGGCAGGCTATGAACCGGTGGTGACGGAGTGGTAAGATCGCCCACCCAGGCGACTAAAAGTACGGGTCCCTCATCCGATGAGAAAGCGGATTGCCGGAAACGACCGGCCTCGAATCCCCCCAAAAGAGCCTTGCTGGATGGTTACATCCTGAGTTTATCGAAGGGTGCCAACATTGCCGCAGGTGGGGGTGAAATAGCGGGGAAAAGCCAACGCTGCTAATTTTGCTAAACGCAACAGTATTCACAACAGGAGAGATCGGCACAAGGCCGACGCAACCCCGGCAGGTGGTGGTCAGGGGTACACCCCGAGTAAAATCGAGGGGTAATGAGACAGGAGGATAAAATGAGCATCAATGAACAAATCAAAGTGTTTTTGATGGAAAAGCGAGTGTCAGATGGGGGATGGGCACCTGTAAAGCCGGGGGATATCCGGGAGCTATCAGACATCATCATCAATATAGCTCGGCTGAAGTGGGAGCCGGACCCGGATGGCGATAGGCCGATTCAGTGCATTTTGTTAGATCGGACCAAATACCAGCCGCTTTATTTCAAGCCGTTGCCATACCCACACAAAGACCGGGATGGCTATTTTGAAGCGGCTATCTCGAATCTAGCCAGAGCCATTGCCGATATGGAAATGGCACTCCGATTGAGGGGGGAATAATGAAATTTCAACCCATACCCATCGGCCAGATAAAATACGTTCCGTCTCCCCCCAAGAAGATGGACCTGGACCAGATTCACCCGGCCAAGGTCAGGCCGCTCCCGGATGGAACGTTTGAGGTCGTGGATGGCCACGGCAGAATCGATGTGGCCAGGACAAAAGGTGAGGACGAAATTTGGTGCCAGGTGGAAGAGATGGACGACCTCGATTTTCACCTGCAAAGCCTGGCCGCTAATATGGGTGTCAGAGATAACCCGATGAAAAAGGCCCTGGACATTCGGTATCTGATCGAGATCGAAGGACTACCCCAGATAGAGATCGCCAAAATGGTTGGGGTCAGCCAGCCAGAGATCAGCCAGCTACACAAATTAAATAGCCTGATACCGGAACTTCAAGAGCGACTTTTGACCGGCGATTGCCCCAAAAACGCCGGGCTGATAGCCGCCGGCACCCGAGACCAACCACCCCTCCCGGAAGAGATGCAGATGGTTTTGGCTACGGACGAAAAGCCAACCATCAAGCTGGCCCGAGAGCTACGAAACCAGTTCGACAGCCAGTCGTTTTCTTTAGATGACTTGCCAGCGTTACCAATCGGCCTGGAAGAAGAGTACCAGCCACCTTTGGTCCTGAACGGGGACACCTGGCCGCGGTTGAACGGTGGGGAGACGATTCAGGTGGAGTGGGGTGGGCTGGTGGTGGAGGTCAAAGCCTTATGAAAAAGTGGTATACTGATAACATCGACAAGATTATTATCGTGGTGGCCGTGGTTTATCTGATAGTCCTGGCCGCCACGATGGTCTGGGTGGTGATGCAATGAGCGAAAACGAACTGAGTCGATGGATGAAAGCCAAAGAGATGTCAGGCTACGAGTTGGCTGGAAAGCTGAACTTCGACCAAAGCACTATCAGTCTGTATCGAAATGGGAAGCGTCGGGTCAGCGCCGGGTTTAGGTTGGCCTTTTTGCAAGAATTTGGACCGGAAGAGTACCGCCTGGCCTTCCCCCAAGACACCATTACCAGGTTTTTGGAGAGGAGTGAATGACAACAGACAAGGCGGTTTATTTCTACGGAATGAAATTTCCGGGCAACGAGGAATATGCCTCGGTCCAGATCAGCCTGGAACAGCCCGAAATGAAAGGCAAAAGCCCGGAAGAGATGTGGGCTTACGTCATCGGGCAGGTGGATGAGCAAATTGTTGGTAAAAAATCTATTAAGGATATATGGGAGATTGAAATGAGCGAAAGTTTAGTTGGCAAAAGCGCCGATGAATTTTGGGGCCGGGATTACCTGGATGCAGAAGATTTACAGGGCCAGGCATGGCAAGTGGAAATCAAGGATGTCCTGGGGCAAATGCGCTGGAATCCATTCCAACAAGAAAAAACAAAGACGTTAGCTCTTGTCTTCAAAGCGCCGAATCCGTTATTCAATACCTTGCCGGAACAAAGAGTCCTCCTGCGGGGCAAAGAGGATGAACAACAGTTGATTGCTTTGTTTGGTCCAAAATATGCCGATTGGGTTGGCAAACAGGTTGAACTGTTTGTTTACCAGAAGCAGCATAAAAGGCAGCAAATCAGCAAAATTGGAGTGCGAGTAGCCAAGGGGCAGCCTCAACAAGCCACCAAAGCCAAGGTAGGCAATAAGCGACCATGGGACCCGGCGACCTTGCAAGACGCTCTCCAAAAATCGGCGGGCTTCAAGAAGAACGACAAAACCGACGCCCCCATTCACGAAAAGGTGGCCAGTCTGATCGGGTCCCAGGGACCACTGTTGTTCTTTGTGCCCGATACTGATAAAGCAGAAGAGGCCGGTGAAACACACGAATTGGCCCGCGAGCGGTATCATCGCCTCCTGGATTGGGTCTTTGTGGCCCGGCAGACCGATGAAGAATCGGGTGAAGTCACCATTTCAGCCAACGCCCTCAAGCAATACGAGGGGCTGGCTTTTGCGGGGTGGCTATTGGGCAAGCCTCTGGACAAGGTTGGGGGACCCAAGGAATGGTTCAAGACCGACGTTGACCCGATGGCCAGGCAGGAGGCGGCCAGGTGGTTGGCGGAGAATCCGGACCCCACGGAACCTGAAATGCCGGATGATGGGGTTGATGACCATCCCGGATATGATGAAGACGAGATTCCGTTTTGAGATAGCCTGGGGCTATTATTCTATTACAGTGTAATAGCCCCACAAGGATACGTCCTGATTTTATCGAAGGAGAACTTTATGACCTACAAAGTAGCTTTTACCGGTCACCGCCCCCCAAAACTGGGTGGTTATGGCCACACCCCCACCAAAACCTGGCTCCAAAACGTCATTTCAGACCAATTGCGCGGCCTATGCCTCGAAAAAGAGGGGCTGGAGGTAATGTCGGGCTGCGCTCAGGGAACGGACCAGATTGCCGCGTTTGAGGCGTGGCTGTTGCGTCGGGAGGGAATGAATATCAGGTTGACGATGGTGATGCCCTACCCTTCCTTTGGAGATAACTGGCCCTGGCAAGCCTGGAAGCACCTGGAATGGTTGCTGGAACAGGCCGATCTGGTCCATTACGTCAATCAGGGGTTTCATGAGGTCTGGAAGCTGGACGCCCGGAATAAATACCTGGTAGACTACAGCGACCTCTTGGTTGCCGTTCACGACGGCTCCGGGGGCGGCACCGACAATTGTATCAAGTATGCCATCTCTCGGGGGCGGCCTTACTTGCGAATCAACCCCCGGACAAGGCAAATGAAGACGATACAGCCGATGGCCAAAAGGAATTCGGTGCAGTTGAGGATGAACTTATGAGAGACAAGCCGTTGAGTGCAGTTCGGGTGACAAAAGGCAAAATGGCCTCAATCGAAGCCGATGGGATGAACGGAGCTTTTCGGGTGCATTGCACTTCGGGGCGAATTATGAACGTCATCGTTTCAGACAAGTTGGGTTGGGAACACGTTTCGGTAAGCCCTTTTAAGGGGGCCGGCACCCCGACCTGGGAAGAGATGTGTGAAGTCAAAGGCGATTTCTGGGATGACGAAGAAGTAGTCATTCAGTACCACCCGGCCAGGTCGAATTACGTCAACCGGCACCCCAACGTGTTGCATCTGTGGAAGCCGATTGGGATTAAATTGCCGTTGCCACCGAAGGTGATGGTGTAGGAGGTAGATATGTCAGGCGGGGCATTTAATTATTTGTGTCATAGAGAACCAGATGAGTTGTTAGTTCATCAGCAAGACATTCGGGATATGGCGGAGTTTTTGCGCTCTGTGAGAGCAATTGATGCTCAGGTAGAAACCCTGGCAATGTTGTCGCTCATAGAAAAAACAGAAGAGAGACTCAATGCCTATCTGGATAGATTGCCGCCAGTTTGGAAAGCGGCTGAATGGTGGCAATCAGGGGACTGGTCAAAAGAGCAATTTGAAGAGGCTTTGAAGGAATACAGGGACAAGTAAAGCCCCCACGGAAAAATTTTCAAAATTTGGATCGGAGGATTCTGTGATAGGATACAACTACAAACGAGATCAAAAATCTAATAAAAAAGGTGATGTCTACACCCCCAAAGGGTATGATGCTTGCCAGAGTCCTCCGTATGCCATTGACCCACTGGCTCCTTACTTGAGATCATCCTGGAAAATTTGGGAGCCGGCCAGAGGAGATGGCTACTTGATAGATGGACTAAAATACCACGGCCTCACAAATATCATCGAATCTGAAATCCTGAATGGTCAGAACTTCTTTAGTTACGAACCTAAATCCTGGGATTGCCAGGTAACTAATCCCCCATACAGTATTAAGTACAAGTGGCTGAAACGGTCCTATGAATTAGGCAAACCATTTGCCCTCCTGTTGCCAGTCGAAACATTGGGGGCAGCTACAGCCCAAAAAATGTTCCGAGAATATAGCATCGAAGTCATCCTGTTAAACAAACGAATAAACTTCAAGATGCCCAACAAGGGATGGGACGGGGGCGGAGCGCAGTTTCCAGTGGCCTGGTTTACCTGGGGTATCTTTGAAAATAAGAACAAGTTGATTTACGAGGCCGTTAGAGCTAGAGATTTTGAGATCAAAGAAGAAAACAAGCCGAAACCCAAGGCCAAAGCTGAACAGTTGGAGATGTTTTGATGGCCTGTAAGAAAAAACCAATGACCGAACAACAGGCTTGCGCCGCCCGGAGAAGTCTGTATCGCTCGGGTAAAGCCGCGCCTGGGTCGTTGTGGGTATACCAATGCAAAAAATGTGGACATAATATCTACCACATTGGGCATCGACGGTATTGGAGTAAGGTTAGCCCTAAGACGTGGCAAAAAATTATAGAACAGTTAGAAAATAAGGGTTGACAGGATTTTTGTTCTATGGTATAATTTTCTTAGTTGAGCCGGCAACTCAATTGACACAATCAAAAGAATGGACGAGGAAATGGTTGGCCTTACTAACCAAATAGGTATATCCAAAATACCCAATCACAGCGGCATCCCCTCATAACTTCGTGGGGTTGCCGGCCCTAAGACATTTTCTCGTCCTTTTGTGTCAAGGGGGTGCCGTGGTGATTGGGTATTTTTTTATTTCTCTGGAGGGTAAAATGATAGACCGAGTGACAGGATCATCGATTATCCCCCCGGTTAAGCGAATGATCCAGGAATATAATTTTCACGCTATTCAATACTACGATTTGCTTGGTGATGGCCATCTAAATGAAGGACTGTCCCGGAGTAAGTTAGAGGAATTCGAGTGGCATGGTGATGAAATGGAGAAGTTGGGCAAGGTATTGGATGCTATAGCCCCTGGATGGGACAATGGAATCTCCAATTAAACTGTTCCACCAATGCAAAAAGAAAGCCCCACCCGACGCAATGTGGGCCTGGAAAGAAGCCAGACTATTCGACATTACCTCGGTAGTCAATGACTTCTTCAGAAAGGATGATTCGTTTAGTAAGGCCGATGACTTTCAGGCGTTGACCCCGCCATTCCCGGTCACCTGGCTGGAATATAGCTACCCCGAATCTATCTGGAACGATGAGGATGTGGCTTTGTACCGAACTTTGCTTCATAAGGACCTATCACCCCAGGATATGCGTTTTGGGGCCTTGTGTGTCTTGCAGGATGTCGAGGATGTGCCGGACCTGCGATGGGACATTCAGATGGGGCTGTATGCCGCAGCCGGTAACAAGATTTTTGTCGAGGGCGAGTTCGTCTTGAGATTGACCCTGGATGAACGGGGAGACATCGGCTGGCTGGAACGGCCCACCGGTTTCTCCAAGGGAGCCAGAGGCATCTTTGTCAAGAACGAACACCCCATCAGCCCCTTCCCGATGGATTTGTTTCTGCCATACCTTTACAGCCTGATGTTATTGAACTGCCGCAACGTCTCTACCCAGGAAAACACCCAAAAGCGCACATTGAAACGCCGTAAGAATCGCAAGGTACAAACCAGAACCGTCGAAACCAGGTATCACACCCTGGTCGTCAAGCCAATGCGGTCTCGGGGTGGCAACGGGGCCGGCACCGGTGGTCATAAGGCAATGCACGTCAGGCGAGGGGCTTTCCGGGATTATCGTGAAAATGGGCTGTTTGGGCGACACAAGGGCATCTATTACTTCGGTCCGACTGTGGTGGGTAGCAAGCAGGATGGAGCCGTAGAGAAGGATTATCAGGTGAGGGTGAAATGAAAGACGTTGGCAATGGTCCTTTCAACCCAAAACTCAGTCCAGCAAGCAAAATCAGGGCGATACAACCACGATGCTGTGCGACCTGTCATTATTTTCATTTTGACAATGGTTGGTCTTGCTGCACCAGACCAAACGATGACGGCACCGATACAGCGTTGACATTCGATAATGGTGACTTGAATTATTTCTATACCATCTGCAATCGATACAGAAAGCCATTCAGGAGAGCAAAATGAGAAAAGGTAGATTTTGGGACTCGGAACTCAAAGAGTGGGTAGCTGATAAAATGGGGGAAGAGATGACCCCGGAAAAAAGCAAAGCCACCATCTTTACCTACGATGATTGGCTGAAATGGGGGCTGTATGGTGACTTTGTGTTTGATGAACTGGCCGAGGATGAGCGCATGAGGATGATGGGGCAGATGGAATTGCCGGGGTTGGAGATATGATAACTGAAGAACAAATTTGTGAATGGAAACGATGGAAGGGGTCTGGGTACACATCTGCTTTAGGTGAATACACACCTAATGAGTTTTGGATTCTACTAGATGCCTACAAGGAACTCCTTGAAGAAAATAAAAGGCTCAGGGAGGAAAATGAATATCTGGATGAGGTTATGAACGCTAACACACCGGAGGTTTGAATGTTACGAGCATACATGGCCTACTCCCGTAACGCCGGCTCCTGGGAGGGCGCTGTCCTGGTCTTCCACCATACCGCCAAGGAAGCCAGGAAGATGGCCTGGGACAAGGGGCCAATCGACTACGAGGATTGGCTGGATGTGGCGGTTAAGTGGCTTAAACGACCCCATATACATTTGTTGTCCAATCAAAAAAAACTGACGGATGGTACTCCACACCTAGTTGATAGCCCGGCTAGTTGTGAAGCCTGTGGAATTTGGGGGCAAATTGTTCATAGCAATTATGAATGTAGTTATTGTGGAGAATACGTAGGAGAGAAATTGGCCCAAATATGGAAACCATTTATCTGCACAGACGCCAACTATTACACTATAATAGGTGATTATGTGCTGAACAAACAAAGGGTTGACTCCAGTGACGAATCGTGATAAGATGGATGGAGAGATCGGGACGAATAAAAATAAGTCGCACCCTTTGGCCGGGGTGGTGCCGTCTCCCAGGTTTGAAAGCTCCCGTATTTTCGGGACCGCTGGTTGGTTGCTCAATCGGGCAAACCTGGGGTTGAGTAACAGGCCAGGCCAGCGGTGCCGAAAGGACGGGAGTTTTTGTTATGGCAACAATAGCTCAATGGAGAGATAGGCACACGGACGCTTATCACCCGCAAAGCAGGAATGAGTGTCTGCATTGTCAAGAGATGATAGCGTTATATGGGCCTATGCCAGAAAAAAGTGTGATTTTGGGTTATCGGGAGGCGGATAATCAAACGTACAAGAAAAAACCAATACCCAAAAAATTGCGATTAAAAGTTCTGGAACGCGATAGCCATTCGTGTCAATCTTGTGGTGCCGTCAATGATCTAACCATAGACCACATTGTTCCAGAAAAAGTCGGGGGTAAGGCGACTCTAAATAATCTTCAGGTTCTTTGTCGAGTGTGTAATAGCAGAAAAGGCGCAAGGATATGAATGATAATTCCGCAGGTGGTATAATCAGGACTAAAAAAACTGAAAAGTATTTTGTAGCCAACAATGCCCCATTTAATGACAATAGGCTGTCTTGGGAAGCAAGAGGCATCATGGGCTACCTACTTAGCAAGCCAGATGGTTGGATTTGTCGCAACCACGACCTGGAAAAACAAGGTGATGCTGGCGAATTCAAAATTCGCCGGATTTTAAGCGAACTTCAAGAGTGCGGCTATATGACCAGGGAAAGGCACCAAAACAAATCTGGTCAGTTTTATTGGGTGACAACGATTCACGAAGAGCCACAAACCATACCGCGATTATCCACAGATGGTTCACCCACAGATGGTTCACCCACAGATGGTTCACCGCGAGATATAGAAAAAACTGAATCAGTAAATACTGAATCAGTAAATACTGAATCATCTGGGGCTACGCCAGAAGAAGTTAGTGCTGTAAAAACACAGCCATCTCTAGCTACAGTTTTTGAAAGTCATAATGACTCTTCTAAAAGAACCCGCCCGCCAACCACGGCTAATGACTTCCTTAAGTGGGGACGATATCAAGGCGAAACTGCCATTGCTATGGCGGAGGATGAAATACAACAATCTGGGTGGGTTATAAATCAGCCAACATTTAGGCATACGGCTGCTGCTTTTGTCGCGGCCACCAACATAGCCATACCATCCGATACATCAACCAGGGGAGCATGGTTAAAAACATTCAAGGACCACAAAGCTAATTGGAAGACATCAGAACTATTCAATCTATACGGATTATCGGCCATAAAATTACAAAAGGATGGAATTGCCATTTCGGGGCCTTGGACACTAACAAAAACGATGTGGGGTATCCACAATCAAAATCAATCAGAATTTCAAGAAGAACAGCCATTACCTGTTGGTGATAATCGTTGGCGATAATAGCTGGTAATTACAGGAGGATAGAATGACAGAACCTATACAACGAGGCACCCAAATAATTTACGTTCCAACCCACGCCAACGGCGATATACGGCACCAGGACTGCGAACCCGGATTCGTGACTTCCGTTCGGGGACGCAACGCCTTTTGTCGTTATTGGAGCAAATATCATCCCCAGGAACTCAGAACCAAAGCCAATAGCGAGCTTACCCCAATTGACTTGCTGGTAATCAGAGACACGGTTCCGAAATCTCGGGTTTCGAGGATGTTGGAACAGTATTGTCAGGAGCCATCCAATGCCTGACACTCTCCAAGCCGACTGGCAACTCCTCAGTCACAAAATCTTGGCCTCGGTAATGTCCGACAAGGGGGCCGCGGTCAAGGTCTTTGAGAACATTGGCGACCAGGGCTATATGTTTCCCCCCAAGGACCGGCCTATCTGGGCCGCGGTCAAGCAATGTTTTTCCGAGAACCAACCACCCCTGGTAGACGCGGTATCGGTTCGTCTCAACGGCAACTCAGGCTATGCCAGGGTCATCGCTGGTCAGTTCAACGACATCGACAACGTTCGTCTGGAAGAGAATCTAAAGAACCTGGCCTTGATTGGGCGGACGATGTTGGTTCGGCAATACGGGCAGGAACTTACCCAAGTCACTCCCTCGAACCTGGAAGAACTTACCCAGACAACCATCAATGAGATCGGCAACCTGACTGCCCAACGCTCAACCGTCCGTCACGACGCGGCGGGCATCGACGCCGAACTATGGAAACGTCTCAAAGAGAATCCCTGGCAACCGGTCCCGACCGGCATCAAGTGGATCGATGATTCCATTGGTGGCCTGTGGCCCACGATGAACTTCTGGTTCGTGGCCCCATACAAATCCTACAAAACGTCGATTGCCCGAAACATTAGCCTTCACGCTAGCAAAAGTGACTACCCGGTTGTCTTCTTGGCCGCCGAGGGGGAACGGACGATGTTCGTTCTGGATTGCCAGGTAATGCTGGCTACCGAGTACCTGATTCTGAATGGACAACATTACCAAAACGTTGACCTGGATAGCCTCAAAGTCCTGCGGGCAATGTCAGGCCGGCAGGGACTAACCAACGTCGAATGGGATGCCATCGAGTATGGTCGGGAAACGTTCAAAGGGCTACCGATTTATGTCTACGATTCCGGGGACAACATCACCGGAATAGCCACCCTCAAACACACCGTCCGTAAAGCCAAACTTGAGCATGGAGCGCAACTGGTCTGGCTGGACTACAGCCAGTTGTTTGGCGATTCCGATAACGTGGTCGAACGGGGGGCTGAACTATCCAGGGCCATTATGGAGATCGAGGCCAAAAACGAAGTGGCCCTGGGGCTTATCGGCCAGCAAAACGAAGAGACGGTCAAAGGCTATAACAAAAGCCACTCGCCCGGCATCAAGGGGGGTGGGGATGCCCCCGCCGCGGCAGATGGTATTTTTGTCTCTCGGGTTGACCCGGAAATGCCGGGGGTGATGTACCTCAAAGCTAAACTTGGGAGACGGTTTGCCGGGAGTAAGGAGCATACCCATTACGTGGCGGCTTCGGGGTTGATTGTTGATAACTATTTGGAGTAAATAGTCATCTAACAGACAGAGGAGGATAAATTGAATATAAGACTAACACATATAGATGGCAAGCTACCAAATTTAGCTTTAATGAAACTGTCACACTGGCACAAGTCAAACGGCGATACTATCTATCTAACCCGCAGCGTGGAGTACGGCCTATTTGAGCCTGACTATGATCTCGTTTACGGTTCTGCCATTTTTACCAAAAGCCAGAAAAAGATCAAGAGGTTGCTGGCTAATTTTCCCAACGCGATTGTTGGTGGAACTGGAACAAACAGTCCAGGAGCAACGATTGAACAAATAATAGGCGACTATGAGCATTATGACTATTCCGTTTGTCCAGATTACAGATGGTCATTAGGCTTCACCCAACGAGGCTGTCGCCTTAATTGTAAGTTTTGCGTCGTGCCTCAAAAAGAGGGCCGACCTCGCTCAGTCAATACCATCTATGATATTTGGCGACCTGATACTGAGCGAAAGATCGTATTACTAGATAACGATTTCTTTGGGCAGCCGCGTGAGCAATGGCAGGACAGAATAGAGGAAATAAGGTCTGGTGATTTCAAGGTGTCATTTAATCAGGGTATCAATATCCGGCTGGTAGATGACAAGGCTGCCCAAGCCCTGGCCAGCATCAAATATTATGATGACCAATTCAAGAACCGACGTTTGTATACTGCCTGGGACAATCTGAAAGATGAGGATATATTTTTCAGGGGAGTAGACCGATTGGAGCAGGCCGGCATACCACCATATCATTTAATGGTCTATATGTTGATTGGTTTTGACCCAACTGAAACTTGGGAACGTATTTTGTACCGTTTTCATAAGATGAATGAGCGGGGCATCTTGCCATATCCGATGGTCTACAACAACAAAGATAAAGACCTAAAGCGGTTCCAGCGTTGGGTGGTGGGTAGATATTATAAAATAATACCTTGGGAAGAATATTCCAACAATGGTCGGCAACATTACAAAAAAGTACCAAAAGAACAACTAAGACTATTATAGTGTAATACTCAGGAGGATACCGTAATGACGCAACTGGACAAGGCAACCGCATACCGAGCCGCCCAATGGTGGTACAATCAGGGCATCAACACCATCCCAGTCGAACCCAACGACAAAAAGCCCGCTGAGGATGTGATAGACCCAAAAACTCACAGGTGGAAACACTTGCAGCAGCGCCGGGTAACCCCCCAAGAACTCGACCACTGGTGGAACAACGGCTTTAACCGGGTCTTTAACATCGGCCTGGTTCACGGCGAAGTCTCCAACAATTTCGCCTCTATCGACATCGACCACGATCAGGGCATCTTCGAGGCCATCAAAGCCATTCACCCCCAACTGACCGGGGGGATGATCGAACAGTCAGGTAGCCAGGAAGGGTATCACATCCCACTCTTTCTGAATCGATTGCCCGATTTCGGCCACGATGACACCAAATCCCAACCCAAGGGCAACCAGACCTGGAAAACCAGACTCGGTAACGTCAATATCCGGGCCAGGTTTTGCCAGACGGTAGCCCCTCCCTCGATTCATCCGTCAGGCAACCCTTACACCTTTCTGCAACGAGGCAAAATCACCCGAATCGACAACCTGGACGACCTGATTGGCTGGTTGGACCAGTTAGCCCCAGAACGCACCACAATCGCCTCCAGGCAACGTAGCCAGAATACGGCCCGTGGCACCAAAAACGGAAAAGAAACGCTCCTGTCCAGCGTCCTGGCCTTCTGGGGCAGCCTGAGTGTCTTCCAACACTTGGGGGTAGCAAGTCAGGCCAATTTGAAGCAGGACAAAGGTGAAGAGCTACGGGTGTTGGGTAACGGGGGCTTGCTCATTAACCTGGAAAAAGATTCCTGGTACTGTTTTGAAGACGAGGAGGGGGGAGGACCTATCGAAGCCTGGGCTTACTGTCGCTTTGGGCGGGTGGTGGCCAAGAAACTATACTTCCGGCAGATACTTTTGGAAATGGCAATCGAGGCCGGGATCGACATCGCTCAATTCTATCGCACCGGAGATGAGAAATTGGTGCCGCAAATTACAACCGCGAAATTTCATTGGGAAGAGGCTTATGGAGATTATTGGCAATAGCGCCCTGGCTGTTATCAACGAAGACCAATCCATCCAAACCGTCTCCGAAGTCATCCAGACTATCCTGGACGACATCAACCAAAAACAATGGATGATCGGTGACATCTTAGTATTCCTACGCTTCCGGGCTGAACACGCGCCCCTGGCCGAGTTCGGCATCCCCGAGGGTGAAATCTGGCCGGCGGAGTTGTTAGGCTTTCTGGACCAACGCCACTTCCGAATCGAGCAAGGGGTCAAGGACGAGATTTTACACTGGCAACGCCTTACTTTCGAGGATATTATAGTGTTATACGATGATAACCGGGTGATGATCTGGCAAAAAACCGGTGGGGGGTTCCAAACAGACAAGCGCTTCGACGATTACCTGGGACATCTATCGAAAATGCTATCGGCCCGACTGAATGGCAAAACTCTATGGTCGTATTATATCACCAGCCATACCTATCCGACCTCCAAGCGAATCGAGGACGTGTCCTGGACCACCCATTTCGATAATCGTAATCTGGCCGCAATCAGGGCCAGAAACACAGAGCATAACCCCTATACCCCCGAGCGGTTGGCCCAACTTCAACTGGAAGAATTGGTTGATAGCGGTCTGGCCTTATCGACCTTGATTCGGGAAGACATCAAGAGAGAAAAACAGGAGGAGCGAGGGTACAAATGGTATCTTCCATTACCTCATCAGCTAAAAATTAAGGTGGGGGAGGAAGAAAAAATTGTCATTCAGTTTGAATTTCACGTTCCATATTCAATACGTTACATATTTTTTAATCGAGTTGGAGCTACCTTTGGGTACCTGTATCTCAATAACGTTATCTTGCATGGGAATGACTTGTATTTTAACAAAGAAAAAATCGGGGATTTGCCCTTGATGGACAAAGACCCCGACGTTGACAAAGCTATTATCTGGCTGGCCGGGCGAATGGGCTGGAAGATTAGGCCCGCTTCCTCCCCACCACCCTCTCAATCGCCCCCAACATAAATATAAGACGGTCGTGGCTAACCTCCTGAACCGCCTCCTCGAAAGCCGGCATCTCTACATTTTCCAGGACCTCGGCAATGGTCTAGGAATCGGCTTTCAAGGCAATGGCCGGCAGTTGGGCCACCGTAGTCAATTGGGCGAGGTCTTGAACGGCCTCGTCCATCGTGGCTTGTTCTTCCATCAGGTGCCCAACGCCCCCTGCTCGATAACTTTTAATAGCATAGCTTATTCCTCCTCGTAACTCAATTTGATAGCCTCGAATTCCTTAATTTTTGCCTCGATATCCCTGACTATATCCCTCTCCCGAATAAGGTCATTGGTAATACTGAGTGGCACCGAAGGTCCATAATGGGCAGATTCTTCTTCCAGATAATTGATATTGGATACGTGCCTGGTCAATTGTCTCCGCAATGAAGCCAACCTGGATTCCACAATATTTGTCTTTAATTCCCCCGTCTGTATCTTTGTACTACCCGGTTGGCACTCCAGATAATCCAGCAAGGCCAGTAAAGCCTGGTTGACTTGCTCGAACTCTTCGATCAGATACTCATTAAGTTCCCGAATAACGTCATCAACCCTGGCGAAGTCCTCAATTAAATCTACTGCCTTATCGAATCGACTGGCAATCCAGGCCAGGACATCAACTCTGGCTTGCAGGTCTCGTAAGGACTGGTAGATTTGACGGATTTCTTCTCGTTGATTATTCACTTGTTAAAAAATCTAACCCCCCTGAGTAGCCACACTCTACTGGATTAACTCATTAAGATATCTTGCCGTAAACACCAGCGCCTTAAGCAGCAGCAGCGGTCCGGTCCGTATCGGTAGACTGCTGGCCTTTGACCAGCGTCCGCTTAGAGTCCATATATGGCGTAGCCTGGCTTCGTTGGATACTCATGCACCCGGCGATTGCCGGGTAGAAAGTATCAATGTAGTGATTGATAAATTTTTCTGACTTCTTCTCTTTGTTCATTCACTTGTTAAACAAATATTTATAATTCATGACCACACAACCGATATTAATGTCGCTTATCGAATCAATTCTCGTAAATATCGAAGCCCCAACGTAACAATTTTGCGCCATATAATAGCTCGCGGCCACAGAATTAATCGTGTTGGCGATATTGGCATCCTCATATCGAGGCGCCAAATCCTTATCATTTTTATTTTCCCTCACTTAAAAATCCAATCAAACACACCAGCGTGTGCCACGTTTGGTGAACCGGAATTATGGCTGCCAAAAAACCCAGTGTTCGCTGGTGAAAATGATGTTACGGTCTCCCCAGCTAATCTGGTCAACGCAAGACTATTAAGAGTATAGAGCGACTGCACGTTGTCACCGCTTCTGGAAAAGCCTAATATATAAAATCCTGCCGGTACACCAGTGGCTCTCAATGTTGGGCCGGTCACAACGCCGCTAACTGACTTGGTTGTGTAGATGTTATATACTCCACCGCTAAGCAGAATTGAAATTTCCACGTAGTTACTGTCCGTACCATCATCTATCCGCAACCCAATATAAGTTTGCTCACCTGCTGTGAGCCTTACCTTTGGAACTGCCGATGAATATGACTGATAGGCAAACCATTTCCCCCCGGAGCTATTGTATATGCGGACCATAGAAGGATAGGCCGTCATTGAAATGTTGTCGGGCGTAATCATACCACCATAATTTGACCACGACCACCCGGAGAAAGAGTCATTATCAAAGTGGTCTGTAATGCTAGTTACGCCAAAATCAGTATTGCGCTCTTTTACTCCTGCCTCATCACCGGCGATATAAATGTCATCGCCGCTCTCAGGCAGTGTTATCCCATCGCTATCAATAACAGCGATGTCTGACCCACCTTTTACAAAATGAAGGTCATCACTCGAATCGATATACCATCCATTTGTAGCAGATGAAAAAGAAACCGTCCCAGTAATTATCGGACCCAAAAGACTGACGCCACTGGCCCCGGCGATAGTAACATCTCCCTGATAATATCCACCCTCCACAATAATAGCGGAACATCCTGTGTCTATATATAAGGCATATGCAGTACCACCGCCGGACGCACTGGCAAGACATTCGAGATCGATAAAATGATGCCCGATGTTATTTGTGCCCACCTTGAGAGCATAGGCATCGTTTCCCGATGGAGCCGTGGTAGTTAAATACAATAATTTGAGAAAAACAGAGCTTACATTGTTGCCAATCTCTATACATCCGGTATCCCCACTCCCTCCAGTTGAGGATATCCCCAACGCCTTTATTTCTACGCCCGCGCCAAGTAGCAGACTATGGCCGGCATCGAACTCAATCCGGCTTCGGCGTCTCGTTACCCCAACAAGAGCCGTATTTCCGTTAAACCAGGAAATGTCTGCTGAAGAATACGTAAAAAAGCCTGGCCCCAGGTAGCCGTTACTCTTCCCGCCCGTATTCAAGGCAGTTATCAATGCTAAGATATTTGCATACTCTGTAGCATCTTCATCAAGTAGTTGATCGTCAAGAGGCCAGGCATTACCACCCCCATTTACCTGCCCCCACACCGCCGCCCCAATCGCCGGATTAGAACACGCGTACAGCGTAGTCCCAAACAACCAAAACGACCCTTCTGAATACCCGCTCAAGGCATCATCATTTATTGTCGGGGCACGGCTGGCTGTCAGATTATGATGGATACCCTCATCATCAATGACATCTCGAATATCCTCAATGTCCGCCTCGGTGATGATATTCTGGGATTCCCGCAATGTCACCAGAGCCGATGGTTTGGCATACCAGGGCACATTCGGCTCAGTAGGGGTGTTGCCAACGTAATATGAGGTCGGTGGTCCGGGAGAAGCCCAAAAATAATTGGTCCGAATATCCAGATAGGTCAGAATGGATCGGATGCCTGTCTGGGGGACGTAAGAAGACAGGCTAAGATAGGGCTGAGTACCTTTGTAGCGCTTGATTGTACCCTGATATGAGTAAACCAATGGCCTGACGTAGACGTTCAGGGAATAATTTTCGTAGACCGGCTCGGTGCGAAGATCGACCAGCGACCGGCGATAGACATTCACCGCGTCGATGCCAGGTGATCCATCCGGCCATTCGTGGGTTTCGCCGTGGGTTTTTCGGTAGGGAATGCCGGTAAAGCCGGTGCCGGAAGAAATTAATGCCTCTTTGTCTACATCGATGACTTCCCAGAAGTCGGTGTCAGGATGTTTTTCGGCAATGACCGGGAGGCCATCAGTGTCAGCCACCTGATCGTTGACCACCTTCCAGACGCGGGTAGAATCCGCATTGAGACGCATATAGACCAGATCGGGACGATCAGGCACTCGAACAATACCGGTCCCATTGCCCAGAATACCTCTTTGGCGCTGAATTCTGTTTTGCTTCTCATCCTGAAGCGATTGCCATAACCGGATGGCTTGCTTCATCTTGGGTGATTGACGAGCCATATCAGATATACTCCACCGCGTCTATATCCTCATCGATTCCCAATCCATCACTAAAATCATTGGCCGTGGCGTAACTCTCATCCTTGAGCATACGTTCTGACATCGTGGCCTGGGCTGTGTCGGAAACTACTACCACATCCTTGGTGTCTGGGTTGATGGCCATTCCTTTGGGCTTGACCCCGAAGGACAAATCACACATTTTATCAAGAGATTCAATGCCGTAATAAAACTCATCATAATCTACGGATGGCTCTATATCTGGTGCCTCTGTGATCTCCACCCCCCCTATTAAGAACGCCTCAGTATTGCCAAAAACCACAGAATAGCCAGCCCCGACAACATAAACATCCCTTGGAATGGTTGATACACCAGTTAAAGTGATAGGGCTGGGACTAGATTCCAAGGTGATAGAATCGTCACTTTCGATTGTGGCTACTTGAACTTCAAGATCATTTGTACCGTTTTCATCTTTAGTAGCAGTAAGAAACTGATTGTCAGCCATTGGCGCGCTTGGGCAAGGATAAGGATATTCATCTTTATGGGTTAAAGCCCCTACTGAGGCATCATCATCAGTCCTAAACCACCAAGATTCGCCATAACCAGCCGTGTTATAAATAGCGGCCAGATACTCACCGGCGTTGGGATTAACCCCAATACAGCTATCCTGACAGGTAAACGCATCAAGTCCAGCCGTTGATACATCCGGCTCTTGATGAATCAAGGTCTGATTGCTTAATGACACAGTACTACCTGACACGGTTATCTTGGCAATCCATACCTCATCATCATTATCATCTGGACTCATCCGATATATTAATAATGCTTCTGTGTCAGAAATCCTTTTCATGGCCAATGGTACGTAGCCCCAAGTATGAGTATCTTCAAATTCACTCAATTCAACAATGTAACCGGGCGTGTTGACCGTAACTGTGGTGCCGGATATGTCCACCACGGCATACATTCCATATTTTTCTGATGGTGGCGTGCTTGTAATACTCCATACGATCAAGCCCAGAGTGTCGCTCAGGGCTTGCACAAATATTTCAACAATTGAAGAAGAAGGAGCATTGGCAAAAGCTGTTTGTCCACCCCCATCGTAATATGAGAAATCTTCAGAATCAGCCGTGTGAGCCTGAACTGTCGTGCCGCTAGTGGCAGGCTCTATAATCTTGGCATAAATAGTACAATCGGTATCGCAACAAGGAAGGCCATCAACCTCGTATGCAATCAAACCATAATCTGTGCCAGGTATTAGCGATACCCCGCCGTCCTCAGAGATGGTTTCGCTAACCACATCGGTATTTCCGGCCCCCAACATCGTGATCGTCTCGGCCTCGGTGTCAACTTGAGCGATACGAGCATTGCCACTGGTATAACAGATAAAATAATCAGACCCGTATTCAGGGCCGGCACATCTGGCTGCCGGGCCAAAACCGTCCGAATCTGTGTCTAACACGGATAAAGTCATTATTCTCTATCCTTAATATATCGCATTACCGCCCGGCTATACAACTCAATTGGATCGGTAAACGGATTGGAAAGCAATGGAAAACCAAATAATTGATAATGGTCATACCAGACCTCAACTATTACTATCTGATGAATCGTTAGCGCAGCTTGTTCGTCGCTTTTCCCCAAAGCACACATTTGTTTTAACTGTTCGCGCCCCAATCGTTCAGCCATATCAAATGTATCGATTCGGCCAGCTACAGATAACGGCTTCGAGAATGTCAGTCTGGAAGAATACCCTGGGTGATCGACCATAATTGGTTTATAGGGATTGAGCACAGCTAAATTACAATCACAGTTAGGCCACATGTCATTTCCAATTGGTTCACCTCGTAATTCTGGATCACAAGGAAATTGAGCCGGCACATCATAAAACGAGATGACAATAACACCATTTTCCTCAAAATCCACCGGAATCTGATCCGACATTGTGGCCAGCGTATGGCTTATTACACTATGATATCCAATTTCCTCCACGGTCAATCCATCAATATTGGTATTGGATGGTTTGCTGGCAAACCTGGCTGCCTCCCTGACCGCGTTATCCAGTATCATATAAGATCGGATCACATATCCAACCTCAAACACCCCCAAGAACAAAAAAATTAAAAGAGGGGTAACGATAGCCATCTCCACCAACGACTGGCCCTTAAATGTTTCTGACTGCATAATACTCCCTTCGCCCGTCATCGAGCTTAACCGTATCAAACGATCCGCAAATAGATGTAGTCCAACTCGACTCCACCTCGGACCAACTGCCATTATACTTGATAATATGACTGGGATCACTTAGTCCCTGTGGTCCCTGCATCCGACCAAACACAAACCATACCTGGGGATCATCCAATACAATCTTGGGATAGGCCGTGTAAGTACCGGGTACTTCGGCTGTCAAAGCACTCCCCAGGTCATGCTCGCCCCCATAAGCGAATGGCAGGGGGTCCCACAATTGCAACTGCAAAATATCATCGGTCCAGACTGTAACCAACACGTTCTCTTTGTTGGCCTCAACCCCTAACGGGCGGACCTCATCCGGTAAAGCCCCCCCGTCATCATATAAAGCATACCATGTATAGCTCTGAAAGTCATCATCGGTGATGCAAATCCACCCTCGCCACTGATCGCTGTCGTTTTGCCAGGAGGCCAATACGTAGAATCGACCGTTCTGGAAATAATCACCTTCGACCCACACCAAATCGATGTCATCAATAGTAGGAGCCGGAGTATCGGTCCAGGTATCAGGGGGGGCGATTAAGGTAACGTCACTCCAGGTCTGGCCGGCATTAGTGCTACGTTGCAATACTCCATCATCCCCACACCCATAAACGATAGCTTTGTCAGGATCGGTCGAATTAGCCTTGCTGTCGGTGAACCACCAGGGGTCCACACAACCGCCGTTAAACACCCCCCTATCACCCCGCTCATTCCATTGTGCATCCCCACCCTTACGAATGTAAAAGCTGGACCAGGTGGCCAAAGCCGGAGCCTCGATTTCCGGGGCAGGGGCAGGGGATGACGACCGGCGTGGTGGCTCCTTGGAATAGCCGCCCCCCACTCCCGGAGGACCAAAGCTGTCTTTTTCAAAAATGACCTCGACTTCGATGGATTCATCCTCGGAACTATACGTGATGTCTACTGACCGGGCCAGCAGCTTTTGTGAACTCCAAACGATACCTCGTTCGGTATCAGTCGCCGCCAGAGACAACGTAGCATAATGCTCTGGGGCAATATCGAATATGCGATAATTGAAGAAGGGGCATCTGACCTGGGTCCAGATGTTGTTGAAATTGGCCAGATACATCCCGGCCAGAGTATTGGCCTCCGATTGGCTGTCCGCCCGAACTCCATCCACTTTCTCTACTCGACCTGTATGGAATTGCCATTCAGGGGCCAGGGAGTACAGAGGAGTCACGTCATTACCGTCATAAGTAAAACCAATGAAATCCACCTGAGCCACCTGGGGTTCCTGCTCTTCGATGGCCAGTTCCAGGCCGGGGTCAGAGCGCAGATCATCCAAATCGAATTCACCGATCTCCGTGATCGAAGTTCGTTCAGACAATGGTCTGAGGTTAGGATTTCGGCTGAAGTAAATTTGTCCCTGCCGATCAGACAACGCCTTGCCCCCTCGGGGAGACAGACAATAGTCATCTAACTGTGTGGCTACGTCTGTCTCGGGGATATCGACATATCGCAGGATTTTACTATCTTGCATTGGGGTAATATCTACGATGTGATCCAGGGTAGTGCGTTGGGTTAGAATGTGGATGGCAGCCAAGTCGCAGGTCATATTCTTGAGTTGGTTCCAGGCCGAAGGATTTGATTTATATTCCAGGTTGGCCGGCCAGTCGGTTAGCTGAGCCGCCTTGCCGATAGTGCCGGACACATCGAAGGTAACGTACCCGGTCTCGGCATCCTGAAAGGTGGTACCGCGCACAATCCAGCCCATAAACACCACATCTTCCCTAAATTCCCAATTGCCGCCAATACTGACCTTTTCGCCGTTGTAATAATCCTCAGCGATGATAACGATCATTGCGTCCGAGGGAAAGTCTGAACTGGTAGCATTGGAGCGCACTTTGATCCTGGCATCCCAGGTGCCAGCGCTGTAGTCGCCGCTACAACTCTCAATCTCGATATCGCAATAACAGTCCGTGGTAAAATCCTCGATAACCCAATGAGGATTGTAGCGGGTGTGGGTAAAGCCACTAGCGTCGGTCACGGTGTATTTGATATACTTGGGATTGTGGCCTGTCTTGGTGTTCCAGGTGACTTCAATAGGGCTGGCTACGGTGCCTTCCGATGAACTGGACGAGGGGCTACCACTCGGGAAGGCCCAACTATGGCTGGCGACGTTATTGCTATTGAATACCTTGGCCGAACCATCCCAGGCCAGACTTTTGGAATGGAACCTGGTGGCTACATCGACATAGCCCCAGGAGGGTGGACCTATCCGGGCCAGGGGTCGCCAATTCTCGTTTTCGTCATCGTAGGCAATGTCAGCGTCCATCCTGTCGTTGCCCAGGTCAGGCAAAATCGACCAGGGCAAAATTTCCTTAAGGATAGAAACGTAGGGGTAATCTGGCCACTCGATATTATTGACGGCCACTTTGATAGATGAGCCACCGTCATTGACGGAGCGGAGTCTAACCTTGCCCCCATCATCGTTACCGGCAGACGAACCGACTATTACAGTGTAATAAGCGTCCGGGGTTTCATCTTCGGAATAACCTGAGAGGCTGATGGTGGTAGCTCCGGTTGCCGGGGAACCTGAAACCGTAGCCGTGGCAATGATAGGAGCCTGAAATACCAGCATCCCACATCGGGACCATTGGGCTTTGGAGCGTAATCGATTCCAATTTGTGGTTGACACTTCGGGCATAAATCATTCTTTCAATCGACGCCTGTCAAATTCGTAAACAGCAGCCCCTCATCAGGGAACTCCCATTCATTATACTTTGTCATCACCACATCAGATTCGGGCCAGATCAGAATCCCTTGATAGGTGACGTAAAGCGGAGTATACGTTTCCAAATTCATCTTCTGAGTAGAAGTAGTGATATAAACACTGACCGATGGATTATCCCCAACCAGCCCGGCAAACTGGTAGAACTCCTCGCCGGTCAAACGCATATTCGGAAACGTCCACCTGCACTTCGGAGACCCCTGCCACCGGCTACCCCCACATACAGTTCGCTCGGGATTAGAGCCGGTCATGAACTCCACAAACGGCTCCACCTTGACATCGGCTAGTGCATCATAAGTCAAGCCTATCTGAGTGCTGGTTGGTCGCCCTAGATTAGTTGGCATGGCTATTTCCGTTTCGGGCTGGACTTCTTGACATACCTGGCAACCTCTGCCATCCCATCAGCCACCCCCTCTTCCATCAGCCTACGAGTCTCCTGAGCATTGAGTTCTAGCCTGATTCGCTCGATGGGGGTTAATGGGGTTGCCGGGGCAGACGCACTGGACGCGGTAGAGTTAGCTGCCGTAGTCTGAATTTGCATCTGGGCGGCATTGATCTGGTTGACGGCATCGACCGTAGCCTGGGCCATTGCCTGCCAATCCATTATCCACTGGTTGCGAAGTAAGGCCATTTCACCGATTACCAACAGTCGCAATGATTGTAGTTGAGGTTGGAGTCTGCCTGGCAAGGTAGTAAACAGATAGATGATTCTGGAGATCATATCTGGGAAGATAGAGTTGCCTACCAGTTCCCGATTGACATCTTCGGCGGTTTGGATGATAGGGGTAGCCATGCCATCTTTAGCCGCTTGACGAATTTCCGGTTCTGCCCCCGTCAATTTCTCGATAACGCTATCAACACCCAAACTTTCGGCCAAATCAGCTAAAGTCCCCCCTACGGCCTCGCTGATACCTGATAGCACATTACCGAGGCCGCGTTGGGGAGTTACCTCTTGTCCATCAACCTCAATTGATATCGGTTCCTGCCCAAACAGAGCCAGGATTTCATTAAGTATTTCAGCCCCAATAACTTTTAGACTAACAATCAACTGTTGGGGTCGCTCACCAGTAAACCATTTACTTAGTTCGTGTCGCCCCAGGTAGATTTCGGCTAGAAGAATGGTAACTGGCAACACCAGGGCAGCTACCGACGCCCCACCGGTTCCAAATAGGGCTGCGATCAACCCTGTTGCCGTTGCCCCACCCAACTGAGCTAACACCCCGCCGAATGACCAAACCAACTTAATAGCCGCGGCAATCGAACCAATATTCTTTATGGCCGTAATTCCCAAAATAACCAACAGGAATTTCCTTAATCCCGGATCGAGGCTATCCCACCCAGAGAACAAACTGCTAAACAAGGCATCAGTCTTCTCGATTAGCCCCCCTAAAAACGACGAGATATCGGCTACAGCCTGCCGTATCTTTTGCCCGGCCTCGAAGAATTCAGTCAGACGCCCTGTAGATTCCGCCCCAAACAACCCCCGCAACAGTTGCCCCAGCTTCTCGAAATCTTCCCTAAGTCGAGTGAACGTAGGCTGTAACCGATCCCTAAACGACCCAATCAGGGACTCGACTTGAGCCTGATAGCCCTCTAAGTCAGTGGTAGGCGGAACAAACCCGGTAAAGATACCCCCACCAGCCCCCTCAGTATCTTTTAGAGAACTTTCGAGTTCACTAAGAACCTGGCGTTGGGCCTTAAGAATATCTTTGGTAACGGCCAATTGTTCTTTGGCTGCATCCAGAGCCGCCTTGCGCCGTTTCTCCTCTTGTTCGGCTCGCATGATTTCCAGTTCAAGTTGCCGCCGTCTGGCTCTAGTGAATCTCTCTGGGATGTCAGCCGTATTGAGATCAAACAACTTCAGCCGGTCTCTAGCCTTTTCAACCTCTTTGGCCGCGGCATCGACCCAATCCTCAATCCGCTTGACTGATTTTTCCTGGTCAAGTTGTTGCCGTTCGAGATCAATGATGTTGTTAAGAATAGCGTCTCTGACCTTCTCGACCCCCGCGGCGTCCAACCCCTCCACCAATCCACTGACATATCGTTTGATAGTCTCCTTGCCACCTTCGGTCACCGCGGTCAAGGCAGAGGTAATCTTGGCTGTAGACATTGCCGGCACCTCGATGATGGTCTCAACCACATCCTCAACGGTGTCTTTTAATTCCTTGCCGGCAGCTTTGACTTTTTTGGTAGAGGATTCAATAGCTTTAGCTGTAGCGGTTCCAGTCTGGGTGACGCTCTCAGAAACCGCGGTTTCGATCTGTCCGCCACCCAACAACCCGGATACCAGATTGGCCAACAAGGTAAAGAATTGAATGAGGCCCTTAACCGCTTTCTCGATGACCTCAATAATACCATTGATGCCATCGATAATGGCCTGAAAAACATTACCCGCGGTCAGTTGTCGGCCACCCAGGATAATGTCTCGAATGAATTGCTTGAGCATCCCAAAGGCCACCACCATCTTTTCGCTGACCACCCTAGCAACCGCTTCCAGGGCAGCCTGGTTGTCCTGAAGCCAATTTCTCATCCGAACCAAATCATCGGTAATCAATTGGAACACTTGCGAGGTAGAAATCCTGAGAAGTTCTTTGAGGATGCTCTGGATGCTCTGAATAACGACCGGGTAGGTATTGCGCTGGCTTTCGATGAAGGTGTCAACGTCCAGGCCGGTACGTTTCAGCATTAATTGTAAGGCCGATAACACATCCCCGGTTTCATCCAGGGCCGCGTTGAATTCCCTGACTGTTCCAATCTCGAATCGTTGAATTAAGGACCGGAGACCTTGCGCCCCACCTTCCAGGGCATTACGCAAAGCAAAGAACGCCCCCTCAACCCCCTGAGCAGGGTCCAGAAAACCCAGGGCAATAGCGGTCTTGGCTATCTCTTCAAATGCCTGAAAGTTCTGACCGACTTTGGTAGGCAGGGCTTTGGCGTTATCCAGAAGGGTATCAAAAGCCACCCCGGTTTCGATGGATAATTGTTTGAGGATACCAATGAATTGGTTGGCCGATTCCTCACTCCCCCCAGAGAAAGCGGTAAAAGCCCCAAAAGCCACCTGCATCTTGGCATTGGCGTTGACCGTGGCATCGGCTATAGCCTCGAATCCGGCCTTAACTCTCCGCCATGCTTCCCAGGTAGCCAAACCAATGGTGACCCGGCCAAAGATATTATCGAACAAGCGGAGTGGGTTTAATGCACCGAGGATACCCCCACCCAAACCTTTAAAGCCAGAAACAACCCCCCTGATAGATGCTCCCAACCGCTTGAAATCAACCGAAGATTTGGCCGCCGCTTTGCCGGCCCGGTTGATCTGATTAGCGGTATCGGCCACCACTTTTTTAGCAGCTTGAACCCCGGCATCCTCGAATTTAGTTAGAACCCTGATTAAAATTTGTTTCGGTTCCATTACGGCTTCCTGCCAAACAACACGGCTTTCTGGGATTCAGACAACGTTTCTTTTACGTCTTCAAGTTTCAGGGGTGGACCATCAAAACTATCCAACACCCGCTTGGCTACCTTCTCGCCATCCTTAGAAAAAACAGAGCCGATGGCGGCCATTGTCAAAAGGAACTGTTGGCGCGCATCGGCTGCTTGTTCTTCCATCTGGTGAAAATAGGCGAATAACGCCTGGGGGATCGTCCATTCTCGCATTAGCACCGCGGGCGGGATATGGTATGGCTTTCCGGCCAACGAGATGATTATCTCATCTATGGCGTCTCCCCAGATGGCTCCGCTTCGGTCCTGGTAGTATCGGTCAAAGCCTCTTTGGTTGAGTCTACTACCACTCTTACTAGTTCCGGCAGAATCGGACTGATTGTTTTTTTTAGAAAATCTTCCATCCAGCCGATACCGTTGGCCTCGACCACCACATCCAGCGCGTTCTTGAGTTCCGGGAAGGTGGCTTTGCGAGCATCCTCTTCGTGCAACTCCGGCACCATCACCCGAAAGGCGTGGTAAGGGGAGCTAACAATCTTGTCCAAAAACACCTTGATACCGGGTCGCTCGGTGATAATCTCGTCACCCTCGTCCTGGTTAGCCTGGGCCTGTTCCAGAGAGTCGTAGGGGACTTCTTTGCCGGAACCATTTTTTGACACATAATATTTGGAGTCAAGGTCGTCCAGGCTACCAGACAAATCCTCGATGACTCGCTCGAACTCGATAATACGCTCGATGGGTTGGGCGGAGATGTCGTACTCGATTCCCCCAAAAGTCACCACAAAAACGTCAGGGTCAAAAACGCGCCGTATTTTTTTAGCCATTGTTACTCCGTCTGCGGATTTTAAGTCTCGCTAATTCGATACCAACTGGCGTCGTTGGGGACATCGGTATCCGGGAAGGGTCGCATTTCCAGCGTGTGGGTCTGAGGTTCAGATCGGGACCAACTCATTTCGCTATCCGCCCCGGAGCGCTTGCATCTGGGAAATACATCCATCGTCAAGTTCTGGCCAGCAGCTTCGTCTTCCATCAAGTTAATGGCGACTACTCGCCATTCAGAGACGTTCGATTTGTCATAGAAGTATTCCAACTCGTCGCCATCGGCGTTGGTCGTTCGACCGGTGGCTTCATGAACCAGATCGGCCACCTTGTCCCTGCGACTCTCCATCAAGGTGAAAGAGATCGACCGGTTCCAATCGCCTACCTGAAGGTTGATGATGCCAGCTTGCTGTGATTTCCATTCGGTGGTGTCAAAGCCCTCGGTATTAACAAACGACTCCGAGGTATGACCCACGTCAAACCAGCCGGTTTGGGCTTCATAGGTTTCCAGGTTGACGACATCCCGGATCAGATTAGGGTAAGCGACCGTTGCTTTATCGGCCACCAAAATACGTGCCGGGCCACCAACAATGTTGTCCTTATTTACGCCCTGGCTCCAAAAATCGGCAGTAGTTGCCATAAGTGCCTCCTTAAGCCACCAATCTGCTTGCCATATCAGGCAGGTGGCGATCTACATCGAAATCTTTGATAGCCCATTCGTGTACGGGCTGGCCCGGTGTAGCCGGTTTATCAATCGACTTGGCAATAACCCAACGCCCCAATCGCTCCCAGTAAAAGACCAGGTAATCCTTATTCTTGGCCGTTACGTTAGACTTGGCCGGGGATGGACCGACAATGACCGGCATCTTGGGATCGACGTTGCCGATTTCCAGGGCAATGTCGGCGCCGGTCTCTCGAACCTGCATCCTCCAACCGGCCTTGAACGCCTGAGTCTTGGGTCGCCTTCGAGAGTCATAGAACCTGATCTTGTCCTCGGGACTAAGAACCCTGGCCCTGGCGCCGATGTCCGCTCCCCATTCCAGCATCACCTGCCGGGTGCGAATTTTCCACAATTCCGGCAAAAGACCCAATTGGGCAATGACATCGGTGGTTCCGGTTACTTGAAAACTAACATCAAGCTGCATAGTTCAAAAACCTGTAATCGAACTGAACCATCAACCCCTTGACGTAAGCATTGCCTCTGGTCGATGTCTGGCTTGGGATGAACTGGACCGACCCTGGTACAATCTTGTTGGTCGCCCCTCGCCAGCCAAAAGCCGGGTATTGCCGAAACAGGTCCAGGGTAGCTTCGATATGCCGGGCGATGATCTTGGCTAGAATGGTCACGTCATTATGCTGTAAGTAGTATGTCACCATCGTTTGCATATCGTAACTAGTCTTATCTTGTTGCCACCCTTCAGTCACGGTCTCCCTGATAGGACCGATGGCTACCGACATTGCCGGCAATAGCCATTGCTTGTCCAGGGCCGTGGGGTCGGTCGTGATCTCTCTGGTTATAAAGTCGTCCAGGTTGATTGGATCAATCAATTCCCAATTCGATTCCACAGTAGCCAGACAAGTAGCATAGTTGTCCTCGTAGACAGAGATGATCTGGCGTAGAATCGATTCAGGGGTTCGCAGGGTCACTACCAGCCCCCAATAGCCCTGGTCCAGGGAGCGCGGGTGGCGGCAATAGCCGACTCGTCCTCGTACTGGTCAGCCGCCGCCCGCTGCGGGAACCGGAGTCGTCGCTTGCGACTTCGAGACAGCCGGTCGCTGTAGGCCACCGGCACCCGACTGGGCAGAGGGTCGGTTTGTAACTCAGCGTCATCCAGGATTGCCCCACCGGAGTTAAGTAGCTCCTGGATTCGCTCCATATAGCGATTCCAGTAGCGATCTGCCCTGGTGTTCTCTTCTTCGGACGATTGCGCCCCCAGGCCATCGATGACCAGGGACCCCGCCCCAAACTTCTTGGTTAGCTCCAGCCACTCTACCGAGTTAGTTGCCGTTACCGGCATCTGGAACCCCAGCCGGCTGAGAATTAGATTGACTTCGGCATTAATACCGTCACAGATGTCGTTGACATCGCTCTGGGTTAGCGTCGAGTCGCTCGATTCAGGAAACGATGCCCCAAACTCGATAAAACTTTCTATCTCTGTGACGGTAATATTGCCGTTATTAGCCATGTCTACCTGTTAGATGACTATCTAAGCTACTCTGGCCTGCAACACACTATTGTGCATCGGAGCCGGGAAGTCGATCCAAGCATACTCACCAGCACCGACTTCAAGTACCCACGGGTCCTGTTTTTCCTCGGACCAACCGAACTTGCCGGTTCGCCAGTTGTTGGCCATTGCTGGGGCCGAGGCGTAACGCCCCAATTCCATATTAGCCGGTAGAAGGAACAGATCATTGTCGTTGATGAAGCGGGTCTTGGTCCGGGTTGCCGTCTTGTCTACCGCAAAGGTGATGTCGGTGTACTTAGCGGTATATTTGATGGCTTCAACGATCCCGATTTGTTCCATTGCCGCCGAGACCTGAACTGGAGTAACCGGGTTCAAACTAAGCGGTGCGTTAGGAGCGGGGTTGGAATCGGACACTGACCACATCTGGCGCACTTGCTCACTCCGAGACATCAGCCCCAGGACTTTAGGAGTGGTCACCATCACCCACTCATCCACCCCGGATTCGTCGGAAATCTCTTGAATCCATTGGGATAGGTCGGTGATGGGTGTTGGGCTGTCCGCGGACCAGAGCGTGGTCGGAGTCTTGCGATTGGTCGAGCCGTTGTAAGCCCCATCAAACGTGATGGTGTAATTCACGTTTTCATCATCATAGGCCACGGAGCCAGCCATTGCGTTCCAGAACACCCACTCCTTTCGGGCATCTACCCCGATACTGAGGGCATCCATCGTTCGCATGATCTTCCGTTCGCGGGCACGGGCTGAAGCAAAAGCCAGGGTGTTGGGATCATCCACCCCCGGTTCCCAGAACACGCGCAGGTCCGATTCCTTGAACCGGGCCTTGTGGCGCATAAAAGCCACCTGCCATTTGTAGCTAGACATCAAATCGCCATGAATCTTGGGCGACTCGGCATCAACCGCCACAAAGGGAGCCATTTGCACCTGGTCCAGCACAATCAGGCCCTCGAACTCGTCCGCTTCCACCCCTTCGGTCGGGCACCAGCGTTCATACAAATAATTCTTGGGAACGTCGGTGGTCCGAACGTAGCCGGTGATTTGCGGATTTCTCAAAAAACTGGGAATTGTCGTTGGCATCTCTTACCTCCTAAACCCGGCTGGTCCGGGTGAACTGAATCCGGTCGGCCAGGGCTGTCTTGGTGGCCGCCAGAACCGTTCCCAGAGTACCGTTGTCGATACAGACCGGCTCGGCCAGAACACCATCCCAGACCACCCCCAGGGCTTCATCACCATCGGTCACATCAACGTCCTGAATGTTGACCCCGACAGCGGTAAAGCCGTAAGCGGAATAGTTTGGCACCACCTTTCGGCTAGACGGGTCAAGCGACATCACCTGCCCCTCCTGGACGACCTTGCGGCTATCCCCGGACCCCGGCAAAGTGATCTCGGTCACATACTGGTAATCCACCGTGTAGGAGGCCACCACCGGTTCACCACCGGCGATTAGATTGCCCTTTACCCCTTCATAACTGGTAATACTCGAAGAAACTGGCATTGTTTACCTCCCTACGCCAACTCAGCCTGCGTCACCGGCTTGATGCCCAGTTCCGCCCGCCGCTTCTTGGCCTGCTCCTCAGCTTCTTCCAGGGTCTGAGGGCCAGGGTTGGCTTTCATGGTCTCCATCGGCGGCTTTTCGCCCGGTTCGTCTCGGGTCAATTCCGCCATTTGCCGGCCCGGAATGACTTCCAGAAGATAGCCCAGGCCACCGAACATATTGTACTGCTCGTCACCCAACGACAGCACCGGGGGAGCATCCGGTTCGGCTTTGGTCAACATCGCCTCGACCACCTGCAAGGTAGCCGGGGCCACCCCGCGTTGGCGAGCCTTGTCGATCATCGCCTCGACTTTGATGGCCTTAGCCTCTTGACGGGCTTCTTTGTTCTCGGCCAGCAAAATCTGAACCTGCTCCGCAGTCAGCTTGGTGCCATCCGGTAATTCCAATGCCTGGACTTCTTCGGACTTCGTTGGCTGATCTTTAGTGTTTGGCATAAGATCGCCTCCTGTATCTGCGCCAATGATTACTTTATCATTATCGCCACCGGGAATAACGCTTATAGAATTACTTCCAAAGAACTCTTGCGTAAGCTCCTGGAAAGAATACAACTTGCTGTTTCCGTTGGCGCTAATTTCGTTTGGTTGGGATAAAACGTAATTGATCGTTTCATCCAGGGTGGCTACTCTATCGGCCATCCCCTCTTTTACCGCTTCTTCGGCCCCCACTACTCGCCCCTGCCCAAAACCATCATTCACTTTAAATTGACTGACATCTCGATTACGGGCCACTCCTGCGGTAAAAGCATCAAAATATTCCAGCACCCGCTGTTGGATGGCTTCTCGGGCTTCATCCCCCAAAGGTTCAAAGGGGTTGCCTTCGGTCTTGTACTTGCCGGCTGAGATCAACGACATTTTGACCCCAACCTGATCCAGCATTTTGGAGAGGTCTTCGTGAATGGCAAACACGCCAATGCTACCCACTTCGCTACTGGGGGTTACTACAACCTCATCAGCAGCCGTGGCTATCCAGTAGGCGGCACTGGCGGCCAGGGTGTTGGCTACTGCGGTAATGGGTTTTTGGCCGCGAGAGTCAAAAATCTCATCGGCCATTTCTTGCACCCCAGAAACCTGCCCACCGGGAGAATCGATGTCGATGATGATGTTGTCGATCTCGCCATCGGCCAATGCCTGGCGAAACATATTTTGGAAACGTTGGATGGAAATGGCTCCGCTGGATTCGGCGAACATATCCATTCGGGGAATAATGGTGCCTACGAGGGGGAGAACTGCGGCTGTCTGGGGGCGACTGCCGTTGCTGGCAGAACCATTCTGGGCAGAGTAGTGAACCTTGATGATGGGTTCGTGGGATTCCGAGTCTCCAATCCTGGCCCTGATTTCATCCTCTGTCAGATGCCCCCCGGAAGCCCGGAACGTAATCAAGTTCTGAATAAGGGCTAACTTGGTGGGCAGGATAGCCCACGGTATTTCGATGGCCGCTTGAATGATTCGTTGGTATTTGATGCCCTTCATCGATTGCCCCTTCTCGGGGCAAAAGAAAACACCCCGACTGATTCCACAGTCAGAGCGTGTTATAAGTATATTATACTGTAATACCAAAAAAGTCAATCCCCAATTTGACAATAACGCCCATTTGATGTATATTAGATGTATATGAAACGCATAAACATTTATTTGACTACTCTTCAATACAATAGATTAAAGCAACTCGTTCGTGATACCGGCTTATCAATGGCCGAGCATGTCAGGCGAGCCATCGATAACTATCTAAAAAATGTCTGATAGATTTATTACCGAAATCCCCCTAAAAGCAACCCCCACTCAGGAGTCTGTACTCAATAAGCGTTTTGAGGCGGCCAGGCAGGTCTATAATGCTTGCTTGGGCGAATCCCTTCGCCGCTTGAAGTTGATGAGGGAATCAAAGGATTGGCAAAAGGCTCGACTACTCCCAAAAGGCAAAGAAAGAACCGCTGAATTTGTCAGGCTCAACAAAGAATTTGGGTTTAGGGAATACGACATTCATTTCTTCGCTAAACAATTTGGTTACTCCTGGTTAGGTTATCATTTAGACAGTCAGACCATTAAAAAACTGGCATCCAGGGCTTTTACCTGGGTGAGCGAATATTTGTTTGACCCAAAAAGGGGGAGGCCAAAATTCAAAAGGTTTGGGCAGTTAAATTCGGTTGAGGGAGTAACGAATTTACAAGGCATTATTTGGAGAGATGACTGTGTTGTGTGGAATTCCGGGCGCAACGGGAAGAAGATCAAACTTGAGGCTATTATAGATTACGATGACCCGATAATGTCTCATGGCCTGAATTCTGAAATAAAATTTGTCCGGTTGATTCGTCGTGAACTCAATGGAAAAACCAGGTTCTTTGCTCAACTCGTCAATGTAGGCAAACCATACAAAAGACATTCTCTTGGGAAAGGTGTTGTTGGGTTGGACATCGGCCCCTCAACTGTCGCTGTTGTTTCTCAAGATATGGCGTTTCTAAAACAATTCTGCGCGGAACTAGAGGATATTCAACGAGATATACGACTATTACAACGTAAGGTAGACCGACAACGGCGCGCTAACAACCCTGACAATTACAACACAGATGGAACCGTTAAACCACGTTCGCAACTCAAACGATGGGTAAAATCAAATAGGCAACTAAAGACCGAAATAAAATTAAGCGAATTAAAAAGGAAACAAGCAGAATACCGCAAGTCGCTACACGGACAACTAATCAACCAGATTCTCCAAATGGGTAACGTAATCCGTTTGGAAAAGTTGTCTTACGTTGCATTTCAAAAGATGTTCGGAAAATCCGTTGGCATGCGTGCTCCGGGGATGTTTGTAGCCCGGCTGAAGCAAAAGATGGATGATTATGACGGTCTAGTTGAAGAGTTCTCTACCTATAGCACAAAACTGAGCCAGCTAGACCACAAAACCGGCGAATTCAAAAAGAAGTCTTTGTCGCAAAGATGGCATAAATTCGATGATGGGGAGGTGGTTCAAAGAGATTTATATAGCGCATTTTTAGCAACCTGTATCGAAGATGGAACGTTCAATGCAGTCGTTGCCAATGAGCAATGGCCGAGGGTGGGACCGCTCTTGCAGGCGGCATTGGACGATATAGACCAAAATGGACCGACCAGTTTTGGTCTCTAATTTGGCCGTTAGGCTGAATCGTCTGCGATTGACTATGAACACAACTGAGGCTGTAGATGTCGTAACTGAATCGGTGGGGAGATTCGTCGCTTGGACCCAGATCGGTGAGGGCTACAGAGAGGTTGTTGGATTGTCAACCTCACAACCTAATAAGATTCATTTGGGGAATTTACTCTATCTCATAGGCCATTTAAGTCATTTCCCCACAGGCGTGGGGGTGGTCCGTGATCTGAGTGAGGGAATAGACAGTGGCGAAACCATTTCCCCACAGGTGTGGGGGTGGTCCGTGATCTGGAAGAACTGCTAACCCTCCGGGATAACATTTCCCCACAGGTGTGGGGGTGGTCCGCGCCCCGACCGTTTCCACAGTCAGAACGTATTACATTTTTATAGGTATGGGGATGTCCATCGAGAAAGCGAAAGAGGGCGCCTAGGACGCCCTCTTTCTAATCACTTATATTATTTAGCGTCTATTATAAGTCCAGGTCTGCCCCATTGGTCAGATGAAGCAGACAACTAACAAAGGAGGATAAAATGAGATAATCTACACTGAAAAGATAATACCATAAGATAGAAAATTTGTCAACCCCTATTTCAACCCCAAAGCCCCCTTCACATCCCCCACCACGATCTTCCCGTCCTTACCCGACCCCTGAAGTCGCCTGATATTCAACCCGTTCTCTTGAGCGAGGCGCAAGGCCGCCTCAGTGATTTCTACATCAAATTCCGGGGCATTGAAGTGAACCTGCACCTTATAAGGGTACACAGCCAAATCGATTTGATTACGAGTACCGCAAAAACGACAATGAACCTCAACCATCCCCCCGACTACCATTACCCGCTCCCGATACTTGATATGAAGCTCACCATCGATGAACTTGCCGAAGTTGTCAGACCCACAGCCCGCACATTTCCAGAAAGTGCCGTTGGGTGGGTCTCGATGTTTGACTTCGGGCTTGACGTAAGGTTTGGTCTCTACCGGTGCGCTGCGCCTCATACCACGTACCTTTCAATGATAGCTTTGGCGATAATATCAATCGTCTTATCCCACTTAAACTGTTGATACCGTTCCAGAGCCTTCTGTTGCATTTCGTTATACAAATCCTGGTTATCAACCAGGTCGATGATAGCCCTGGCAAAGTCCTGGGGATCACCCTGAGCCAATCTTGCTCCGGTATGAAAATCATCCCAATGTTTGACCGGAACATACAGGGCCGCGTCCCCGATGACCTCCTGCTGAACTCCCTGGTCATCGACGCTGATTACCGGCACCCCGCAACCCATTGCTTCCAAGTATGTCAAGCCATGCCCCTCAACTTCAGAAGCGTTGATAAACGCGGTAGCTATACCATATCGCTCGATAAGCGACAGAGAGTTAAAGGCAATCCTGGCCAGTTTCCTGGCCGCGTCTTGCTCACTCATCTGGGCCAATTCGTTCTCATCGATGTGGGGGTGGGTGGCTGGCTCATCATAGGGGATGCCGTAGACCTGGTGTTGAATTTCGGGAAACATTACTCGATCAGCTATCCCATACTGCTTTGCCCATTGATCCAGGGGCATCGAGGAGTTGGGCATCTGGTCCCAGACCCAGGTATGGAGATACCACACGATGTCATCCCGGCCCATATCCTTGAGGATTCTGGCCGTTTTAAGGAGTGTTCCAAAACCCTTGGTACGCTTATTGCGCCCCACAAACATCATTACCTTTTTATTGCCCCACCCACAAGCGATTTTTAACTGCTTGCGGGTTTCCGGGTCAAGCATCCTGAACGGGGCGTGATCGCAATTGTGAACAACAATATTATTTGCAACAAAATTACTTGTACTAGTTTTCAGATCGTAGACTATCGATTCGTGATCCAATTCGATATTTGTTATCACTCCCCAAGAGACCGAAAAGCCTTTTTTGAGTTTAGTTTTTTCATCTTCTGGTAATCCTCTAAATCTTGTTCTGAATACGGTTCCTGATTCCCCAAAGCCATTCTTCTTTCGCAAAAAGAAATCAGAATCTTGCATCTTTCTTTTTTTATTTTCATATATGGAAGAATACCATTTAATACATGAATTACCTTGAACCCAATTATCTGCGCTCGGTAACACCACCCCCACCCAGATTCTACACCATTGTCGCAATGAACATAAACAGGAAGAGACAAAACTATCCAATCCATCAAAGCCTTGCTTTGATTTGCCACCCCTATCTTTGGAGACAAAACAAAACCACTTTTTCGATTGCTTTTTGATAACGTCAAATGACCTTCTCCATCGATTATTCCAGCCAAATAAGCCCAATCTTCCGATGTTAGTTTTGGCCTTTGATCTATTGACTTTTGATACACGGCGGAGTTTGTTCTGGCTACCCCCATTTTCCTGGCTGCTATTTGAATTGCTCTCCATTTTCGCCCTAAGTGAGATTCTATCTTTTCTTGATCCAGATAAGGGTAATTCCACTTGAGCCAATCCAAGTCTTTTTTGGTCCATCTTCTGTGATGATTTTTTATTTCCCTGTATAAGCCCAGTCTTTGCGCCTTTCTTTTTATTGAGGGCCAAGTTCTCCCCAATGACTTTTTCAAATCGGTTTGAGTCATTGTAGGATAATTGGCCTTCAACCAACTCTCCTCGTCTTTGGTCCATATTTTTTGATTTGGCATCATAGTCTCCATTTGCGTGTGGTGTACTAGTATTGATTATACCACACCTACTACCGACCACCAAATCATTTGCTTTAATCCATCCATCTTGGGTAAAAACTAGGTTATCTCGCGTAACTCTTAATGTATCGCCGGTGTCAAAAGTTATTTTTAATATATGACTATCCATCATTGGGATAGTCATCCAATCATAAACACAAGAAATAACCGGGTTGCCATTATGTGTCCCCAAAACACTATGATCTTTATCTGCCACAATGCGATCTATGCGTTTTTTCGATCCATCACTTAAAGTAATTAGTGTATCACCAGAAAAACAACCGTGATGAGCTACCCTGCATTTTGGTCCACCAGCCTCCATTACCGCCCTCTGCCCGGCATAGGTATAGACAATCGGCTCCCCATTCATCACCTTAATGGTTCGTAACATCTCGATGTATTGGGGGATGACCGGGCTACCCTCGATGGGGACATAAGCCACGATAGGGATGTCAACATGGGCATCCTGGATACCATTCAGGATGTTACGAATGTTGCCGGGGTCGTAATTGATATAAAGCACGTCCGGCTTCTCGATTTTAAGGAACTGCTCGATCATATCAAACCCGGAGGGATCGTGGGAACAGCCCCGCCAGGTGGTACACAATTCCAGTTCAGATAACTTCTCCTCGAACACCCGAGTCATCATTTTGGCTGTGGGGAGTTGGGGATTATTGACTACTTCTCCGAAGATTCGTCTGATGTCTTCTGGTACCAATTTGGTCTTGCCGACGATGGGGTTCTGGATACCCATTGCAGCCACCCGAAAACCCCGCTTAATCAGTCCCTTAACAACTGCTCGACTAACCGCCCCAAAGCCAGTGGTGATGTTGGGATCATCTGAAATCACCCCTACTTTGATGTCATTGGGATGGGGGTCACCCACATAAATCTTGGCTTGCTCAGGTTTGGGAACAACAACCACTTGAGGGTCCTCGATAATTTCCAAAAGCCGTTCGGTATTACGTTCGATGTCAAAAGTCAGGGCATTTTCTTGCATCGGGTTGGGGGTTGGCTTTTCGATTTCAACCACGGTGTATTCACTCAGTTGGGCCGGAGTGTCCCAGGGAATAACCCCAGGTATCTCAACAATACCACCTCCATTGAATACAAATGGCTGGGTGCCCGCGGCTTGAGCTTCTACCGCAATAATCCCGAAATGCTCCATTGAAGATGGTTTGGTGGCTTCATATCCTGCCGCGTGCCACAAAAACCTGGACTTACCCAACAGTTCCAGATATTGCTCCCGCTTGAGATCGCGAAAAAACTTTATGCGCTGGTCACCATTGGCCGCTTGCTTGACTTCTTGAAGATATTTCTGATCCTGGACCGACCCTACAAACGTCAAGGCCCAATCACCTTTATACATCCCCTGAAAAGCCGAGATCAACGTACTGTGACTCTTGTTATTACCCCACGGCACGTTAAAGAATCGGCCAATGGCTACAATGTTGTTTTGCTTCTCGTAGCCGGCTTGCTCGATTCTGTCGATGGTATCTTGCACCGGTAGAAGGGGATAAACCACTTTGGCTTCACGACCCCAATATCGCTTGATCCAGTCCGCCGAAAATTGACTGATAGCGCAAATAGTATCGTAGCCGGACGTATCCCAATCCGGCTGTTGGGGGAACATCGTCACCATAATATTGCGCTGGCAGATAGGGGGCATATAGCTACTGTGGCTGATGTTTATCAGGCAATCATATTTCCGAATCCAGTCGGCTGTATCCCCCACTGGTCGCCAGTCGATACCTGACAGGTCAATGCCGTATTCGTAGGCCGAATCGAAAGCTGGGTAGACCCCATTCGGCACTACGGTCATTACATTGTAATACTTTTGCAAGGCCGACAGCCAACCAAACGTCAAAAGTTCCCCACCGCCATACTGTCCTGATGGCTTAAGACCCTGAGACCCAACGTGATGTGCAAAAACAGCAATGTCCATTTAGATAAGCCCCTGCCACATTTCTCTGACTACATGAGTGCGTTCTGTCAGACTACCCTTGACGAACCCTGACCCCGGTATTTGCTCGTAAAGTTCTTCCCGGTCTTCTCGCCGGCTGTTGACCAACCAGCCAAAGTGAACCGAATTGACGTTCCAGCAAGCAATAGGGTCAGGCCACTGCAACCCCTGCCGGGTAAGCAGTTGACAATATTCGTGAACCTGCCCCTGCCAGCGCCAGGCTGGGTTACCGTCCGGGAGTCTGATATTTCTAAAAATTCTCGGGTGTGATTCCCACCCACCCCTGGAAGCGGAATACAGGAATCGTTGCTCTGCCTGGTCTACATCCACCAGGTTGACCTGCTTGATCTTGATCGCCTGACATTCTTCTGGGAGGCAGGCCAGGATGTCTTTGAAATTGTCTCGAATGAGTTGTCCCCATTGTTCATCGGCGTCGATCCGAAACCACCAGTCGAAATGCTCCGGCACCAAATCCAACGCATATTGCCGCTGCTTGGCAAAATCGTTGGTCCACTTGTGTTGGTCTAATCGATAATCCAGATCGAGGTCTTTGCAAACTTCGGCAATAGCCCGTTGGGTGTTGTCGGTCGATCCCCCATCGACTATTACCAGTTTGTCGGTAAAGGGGGCAATGGAAGCGATAGCCCCCTGAATGTAATCTTCTTCATTGAGACAAATCATCGAGCAACATATTTTCATTCTTTTCCTGCAATTCTTTGATTTTTGTTACAGATAAATAAACGGCATCCCACAAAGAAATGCCCTCACAAACTGTTTCCAGGACACAATAAACCTTGCCATCTCCGGTAACACCTTTGAATTGCCCTACAATCCATTGGCGACCCAAAAGCGATGGCCTGACGACAAGCCTATGGGTTAAGATGGCATCAACAATCCAATTATTATCAATGCTTTTTCCATCTGCGTCCTTCACAGTTCGTACCACTCCTTAATCCGTTGGCCTATCACTTTCTGATCGTAAAACTCAACCGCGAATTGCCGCCCCAGAATCGAAGCCGACATTCGTAAATCCGGGTTATCCAGCAACGCCTTGATCTCCCCCAGAAGCATTGGCCAATCCCTGGGATCGACCAAATGGTTGCTTCCCTTGACCACCCAGGGAATAGCCCCGCTATTGGTCGAAACAATGGGACAACCACAAGCCATTGCCTCGATAAAGACCTGTCCGAACTGTTCGGACCATTGAGCAAACGGGTCGGTGTCGTTGACCAACGGAATCGATGGAACACACAACACCCCCGCTCGTTGGTAGAGGTCTCGTAATTCGGTGCGATTCAGGAAACCAAGCCATTCGATTTCAACATCAAGTTGCTCTAACCATTTTTGGTACTGCAAAGGTGGTTCAGATGCTCCGGCTACCCACAGAGGGATACCAGATTGGTGCAATGCCCATAAGATGTCCAGAAAGCCCTTTTCCTGGGTCACTCGCCCCACAAACAACACTGCTCGCCGGCGTTTCTCAACCGGTATGTCAGGCTTAAAGAAATCGGTATCTACTGCCCCTGGGATGACCTTTATCTTGCTATTCGGCACCCCGTTGAATTTCAATTCGTGGCGAGCCATCGGGCTGCGAGCGGTGCATTTCCAGGCTTGTTCCAGGCATCGTTGCGCTCCCCGGCTAAACAACGTCTTGCCCGGTAGATTCTCCCAACCAACTACTACCGTTCGCTTAAACCGTTCGGTAAAGTATTGAGAGAAGGGATAGAAAGGATCTGGGACATCGATTACATCCGGCTCTTGCTCGAATACCTCGGAGATATGGCTGTAATTCAGGAACTTGGCCTGGGGATAATATTCCATAATGCTATCCCAATCGGCCTGAGACATACCACAAACCAGAAGCTCGATGCCGTGGTTTATTACACCGTAATAGTTGCCAATGTCCCAGACGTTGAGATGTTGATCGCGCACCATTGCTAATCTGGTCATCGCAAGCCACTCCAATCTACAGCCGCATGGTACAATAAGATGTCATACTCATTATGTCGTTTGATGGCTTCGTAGACCTCAAACATCGCTTCGGAAGACATATCAAAACGAGGATAATCAACCTTATTCAGATGGGGAATATCAACCACTTTCCAACCAAATTCCATCTCGAACTTACGAATTGTTTTATGGAATTGCTCAGTAATGCCGATTTGCATTGGCTTCAAATTACTTTTGGCCTTGCGATAATAATGAGGGGTCATCCCCCAACCGTCTGTTGGTTCAAAATAGAATGGCTTACCAACTAGCTGGCGGCACATCCCATTCCGCAAATTGGCTATCGGTAAATTCACAAAGTCCAGTAAAGTCATCTTTTGTGTGACACCTAGATTCTTCCAGAAATCAACAGCCCCACCCGCCAGTTGATTGATATAATGATAGAGGCTAACGATCCTGTCTACCGGATGTCTCAGGATAGTGATATACCGGCAATCCCGGAAGATTTCGTGGGTGCCATAAGGGATATGTCCGGCAGCGGCCTGTTTATCGAATCTACCGCTGAACCGTTGCCACTCCGATAGGTCTAAAAAGTCAGCATCAGGGCTTTTGGAAATTTGCCCGTACTGCCATTCCATAATCTGGATCAGGCTGGTGCCGCCGGTTTTGGGGATATGGAGAAACAGGATTGTTTCTGTCATAAGATCGCTATTGTTGGCCCAACTTGCGCCCAACCACATTCGTCAAGTAATATTTCTGGCTTAGGGCAATTGATCCCTTTGAACTCGCCATAACATCGCAAATCCAATTCAAAGTCATGTCGCCCTTTTGAAAAAGATATATCGTTGATATGTAGCCCGGCTAACCCGAACTGATTCGCAATAAATACGGAATCTAATCCCAAGCCGGATTTATCGCTTTCGTCCCAAGGTCGGGCATCAATAACAATCTTGAAATGGTGCAACCCGTTGTCACCCACCCTGGAAATACCTTCGTAAGTAAGAATATGTCCATAGCGAGAAAACAAGTATGACAAATTGGTTGTTCTGGGAGTCAGACGATTTTGCTGAGGGGGGGTTTTGTCAAGCCACTCAGCAAAGGCTGCTACAGCCCCTTTTTTTGAAGCCATTATCCTGGTAGACACAGACGCCTCTTTCCAAAACTCCGGCACCAAATCTATATTAGCCATCGGCTATATCCCTCCGGGTGTAATCCCCTCGACTCATTCTGATGGATCGGGCCTCATGAGTATCGTGATAAATCTGACACCCCACCGAAACTGCAACTTCCACTCCATACTTAATTCTAGCTTCCCAACAAAACCGCCGATCAGAATCGTCATATTGCTTGTAAGCATAGGGGGGTAAAGTCCCAGTTCTTTTAAGAACGCTTCGGTTTATACACATCGCCGCCCCGGTCACCCACGGTACCAGCCTGTCTTGTCGGTAGCGCACCCAATGCTTATTAATGTTGAAATGGTACCCCACCCCATAAGCCCCCAGATGTTGAATAGTGCCATCCATATTCAACAGGGTAGCCCCCACAATGCCCGCTTTTAGTTTTTTGCCGGTAGCCTGTAACGCCCCACACCAATCCGGGGTAACGATGGTGTCCGAATTAAGCAGGAATAACCACTCCTCGTCGGTGTAGCGCAACCCCCACTCTAGCCCCAAGTTACAGGCGCGGGTGAAGTAGGCTTTCTGGTCGGGGCGAATAACATCGACACCCTTCAGGCTAGAAAGCCATTCCTCGGTGCCATCGTTGGAAAAGTCGCTGACCACCAGGACTCGAAACGAAGCTCCTGGAGGTTCAGTGTAAAGCGACTCCAACAACCGCTCCATAAAGGGGCGGTCATTGTAGGATGGGACGATAACGATCATTTAAGCATCGAATCAAACAGCTTGGCCTTGGCCTCGGTAGTGCCGGACTTGACTTTAGTCCGGGAGTAGATATACATCACCGTTGAAGCCACCGGTCCCAGGGCCACAATCAGCCCTGTTGTTGCTCCGATAAAGGTGTTGAGGTTGTCCAGAATGGCCTGAGCCTCCGCCGCTGTGACCACTCCATACAACACCAGCGCCGCCAGAACGTAGGAAAGCAGGGTCAGATAAAACTCAGTAGTCTTTGGCCCTGGCTTGGGATCGGGAATGTCCGGCAATTCCACCATCTCTTCAACTTCGTTCTTTTGCAAATCTTTGTCACTTACCATCGTTTGCCTCCAATCACTTCTGTAGCCAGCGACTCGTAATCCCTGACCATCCTTTGATAATTAAAATGCTTAACACTCAGCCGGCAACGACCCGGTTGAATGGACCACAACGAATTGACCCCAATCATCATCTCCGGGACATTGGCCCCCATAAAACCATTGAGGTTATGAGAAATGTATTCCGGCAGACAGCCGTTGGAAGTGCAGATAACCGGGGTGCCGCAAGCCAGGGCTTCCAGGACGATAATAGCCCCGGCTTCAACCCAACCCTTGCCCCCTACCGGATGAACCAGAGCCTTGGCCCGCTGAATAAGCTCCAGCTTCTCCTGGCCGGCCACTTCATCCAACACCGTAACGTGATCTAACTGGCTGAACTGGTCGATAGTCGGCCAATATTCCTGTTGCCAGCGCGGGCCAGCAATAACAGCCTTGTGACCAGTCAATTGAGCTAACTCAGCTACCCAATGAGGTCGCTTCTCGATAATCAGGGACCCTACGTAAAGTAGATAATCATCCCGAGGGCCATCGTAGCAGGGGTAAACATTCAAATCGATGCCATAATAGATAACCGGGCCATCAATGCCAATGTGCCGCCGCTGGCCATAGCTAATAAAAACCGGATTGACCCGGTGAGAAATAGTCATCACTTGATAGGTGTTGATCTGGGGTTTGTCAGGCCACTCACGCCCAATAGTCTTATCGTGGCTAAAGTCGATGATGATATCGTAGTCTTTGATAGCTTCACTAACCAATTGGGGATATTTCTTTTCGTCATCGGAAGCGTAAAGCATATCGACTTCCGCCTTAGATTCCGGCTTGCCCACCAGACCAGCGTGATGACCTAACTCCTTCAGACCCCGAATGAGCCAGGCCATTTCCCGTTCCATTCCCCCGTAGCCATCCTGGGCGGGGGGCGTGGTAATGGCTGCGGTACTGACACAAAGAATGTTCATCCCTACCCCTTCTTGAATAACCCCGTCACACAATTATGCTGCGTTTCGTAGCCATCCACCCGTTGGTCATGGTAACACTCAACCGTTTCAAACCCGGCCTTTTCCATCAACTCTTGCAATTGCTCAACGTTGAACATATTGACGTGCCCCTTGTTGGCGTAAGCATCCATAAAGGGAATACTAACAACCAGATGACTATTCTTCTTGAGCAAATAGTGCATCTTTTTGGCCGCATCCAGGGGGGATTCGATGTGTTCCAGGGTGTGAAAGCTGATAGCCCCATCGAATTTCTTACGCCGGCCAATGTAGCGCAAGTCCTGGACCTCAAAGGTTACCCCTTTGGGCGGGTTGATGAAATTGTCATAGATGTCGTAGCCTACCACTTTTTTGACATTCGATTGCTCGATCAGAATGGCAGACATAAAGCCCCGCCCGCAACCAAAATCGGCTACTTCCCCAAATAAATATTGCCAATACTGCTCGATAATCAAGCCATTGATATGATTCCGCCAATAATCTATAGTTTGATTTGGATGTTGCATTAGATTACCCCCTGAAAGAACATCAGTTTATTCCCATCCTCGTCTTCCAAAAACATCCCAGCGGGGGTCAACCCCGCTGCCGAAGCTACAAAGTGCATCACACGTTCACCCTCCATTCTAATATCAGTCTCATCAAACCATTCATTTAGACTATGCCTCTTGGTTTCCGGCCACCATTTCTCGGGACAACCAGGACCATATAACTCCCTGAGTTCCCTTAAAAAGCAGCCCGCACTTCCCTGTCAGTCTCCAAGTAAAATCACCCCATAGCTCTTGACATGCAACTCTGGAAACTCCATTTTTTTGCCCAACAATCCATCCCACCAATTACTCATATCATCACTAAATCGCACATCATCCAGGCAAATGATTGAATTGCGAGCAATGCGTTTGACTTCGGCCAACTCGCCCCCAGATTGCTCGGAGGTATGTTCTGAATCGATATGAAACAAACACCGTTCAAACTGATTATCCTTATGTTTCTTGAGCCATATAATCGTATCTGATTGGACTAAGGTAACGTTGTTTATCCTCTTGACCTCATCAACCACAAAACGCATATCGTGATCGACGCCAATAACCTTAGTAGATAGCGACCCTAAAGCCATGTGAGCTAATCCAGTCCCGCGGGCTATCCCCAATTCTATAGCGAATTCCGGGTTGAAGTCACGAACCAAATAGGACAAAAAGCGATAATATGGTTCGTGAGCATACCATAAATCAAGTAGTTTTCTTGAGTTGACCGCATCTTTTGCCAATTTATTGATATGATCTTCTGCCAGTGGATACTTAGGCGTCATCCAGAAACCTCCAATTTAGATTTCCTGTACCTTGGTCATCTTTCATCAAAATGTAAGGATGTTCCATGTTGACCGACTTTGCAAATCGCTTGAGCTTCTTGTCACCCCACCATGCCAACTCGAACATTGTTGGTATTCGTCTATCCGATTCACAAGCCATGTTGTAAACATCAACCCCTGCCCACTTCCCACGACCTACCCAATACCATTTTGCTTCAAGTAGCAATCGATTCCTGGCATTGTAGGCTTGTCGAAATGCAGACCAATCCCCATATTTCGTTTGGCCTTTCCTGACAGAAACGTTGTGGGACAAATGGACCTCAAAACCTTGCCATTCGACCTCATTTCCAAAATCCAGGTCTCCCCACCCGGTAAAGATAAAATCGGTATCAAATCGACTGTTGATACCCATCCTGACCATCATACAACAACTGTCTCTAAGATACCATTTCTCCGGTTGCCGCCAGCCCGGAAACTCGCCGTTGAGATCAGGTTGCACCACTCCAACCTGGGGGTTCTTATCTAAATATTCGGCTAAAACGTGAGGGGTGTCCTCATAGATAATTTCGTTGTCCGGCTGTAAAAACCAAAGGTAGTCAGACTGACAAGCATCAATCATTTTGTTGAGAACAACAGCCTCATGAGAAAAACCGGAAATAATATTAACCCGAATTCCACATAAACGACTGATGTGATTAGCAAATTCAGTCGCATCATCGTTCCAGTATGGTACAAAACCTTGAATACTACCCATTAAACACCTTTGGTGCAAAATCATACAACAACTGATCGTAAGCGTTTTTGGCGACAATGCCTTTCATAACACTCTTGTCTATTTAAGATCAGGATGATATTACACCCACCCCTTTTTAGCTATTTGCCACAACTCGATATCATAACGATTGAAGCCAATGAACTCCTCATCGTTCCTGAGTTGATCGTATTGCTCTTCGATTGATTCTGTTTGGTGTATTCTTGGAAGAGTAGATGGCAAAGTCCATCCCAACCTTATAGCAATCCTTTTGATGGACTCTTGATAATCTTCGGTAAAACCCACGACAAAATCTTCCAGATTAGCCAATGCCAGACGAAGATGCTTTTCCCCAATAGGTTTACAAGCCTGAAGGTGCAACGGCCACCCACATAATCGTCGCACCATCACGTTCCTGAAATCGGCGTGGGGTAACCTAACGTACTCATGCAACGTTAGTCCCTTAAATCTGTCGTGGCTAACAAGTTGGGTGTTATAGTTATACGAACTTACCATTCTTTCAACCGGGTGCCGTAGTAGGGTGATGTATTGATAATTGTCAAATAGACGGTGGAAGCCGTAAGGAAAATGACCGGCTACGGCCTTGTATTCCATTGTTGGGCTTTCTAAGGTCTGGATACCGGATGTATTTAGAAACCCACCCTCATCATTCCCAAACCGACCATATTGTGATTCCATTATTTTTATAAGACTGGCCCCGCCTGTTTTGGGAATGTGCATAAATAAGACAATCATCCGGTGCCCCTGACCCCTTGATATTTCTTGTTATGAGGACTGAACGAAACCCAATCTGTGCTAAATAAGGATTCTGGAAAATAACCAATCTCTATACCAAGTCTCCATCTAACATAATCAAAAGAAAGTTGGTTGCGTTTGCTACCGTTTTTTATCTCTTCCCACCACATTCTAAAGAACTTACGGGTGAGCGAAGTGTTCTTAAAAGCAAAACCCCCTCCAGCGGACAAGCCGAAGTGCTTTGGAAACCCCTCACCGCGATAACGAGACATCTGGTTACGAATGACATCCTCATAATCAATGCCAAGGTCAATGATGAGATCAGATTCGTCATACAAACAGTCTCTTACAGGGTGCCGGAAAAAGGCCATGTCGCTTTTAAGATATTTTAATAATTCTTCGGGACATACATTCAAAACAATGTTTCCATCTATCTTGACTATATAATCGTACCCTAACAAATCTAAATGACATATCCACCATCGGGTAGTGACTATATCATTGGGGTACATAGGGGGAAGGCATCGCATTTTCCAGATATGAGATTCGTATTCCCTGTCCGTCAAGTAAACGTAATCCCAATTTGGATTGACTATAGTCGGATCGTGAAGGTCATCATATCCACCCAAGTTGATAGCAACAACAGCCTTTTTCAAGTTAGCCCTCTTTACGCCAATACACACCCCATCGCTGGTCTGTAGCCTGATTTTCAATCCAGTTAAGCTCAGTGGTAATATCATGTTGCTCGCGATAGTCATCCATCGCATCTGTCGCCTGCTGCAAGGCTCCCACGTCATCCAGGATACAAAAACCGCCAATTGATAGCTTGGGATAAAGGTGTTCCAAACAAACATAAGTCGAAGAGTACATATCCCCATCAAGCCTCAATACAGACAAAGGACCAACGGAGTTATCAGGCATCGTCTCCTCGAAAAACCCTGGTAGGAATCTGACCTGATTATCCAGAAGCCGAAATCGCCTGAAGTTTTTCTGCACTTTCTCCAGAGGGATCGCCAATTCTCTCTTATTAAAAAAGTCAAGATTAGACTCGTCTTTTGGCCATTGTTCCAGGTCTTTTGGGGGGCAACCGTTAAATGAATCGGCTACCCATACCAGTCGATCAGTTATTCCAAAGGCGGCTAACACCGCTCGCATTAAGATTGTCAAGCCACCCCGCCAAACCCCGCACTCGATAAAATCACCGGGGATGTTCTCTCGGATAACTGTTTCGGCGCAATACTCGACATTATCCATCCGCCACTTACCACTCATCGTCATCGCCTGAGCAGGCCAATACCGGCCATATTCCTTTTCGTAGGCCGAGTGTGTTCTGTCGGCAGGGTGGGGGTAGATATTGTCGATAAGGCAATCTTTTACCAACTGAAGATACAATTGTTTTGAATCCATTAAGGGGATACTCCGTATTTGGCCGCCTCCTCCAATCCCCACTTTTCCATAAACAAATTGCCGTTATGATGCTCCCGGTAGGTATGGATGAACCCATTGCGGTGGCTCCCGGTCTCCCGGTCATCCACAAAAACACAGATGCCATCGATCATCATCACTTGACACCCTGATTTCCAGAGTTCGATTCCAAAATCGAGATCGGCAAAGCCCATAGCATTATTGTACCGCTTATCGATACCCCCCACTGTTTCCCAATCCCGCTTCCAAAATGACATCCCGGCAAAAGAGGACCAGACTCGTAACTTATCCCAATCCTCGGGTTGGGCGTCAATACCGAAGGGCATCTGATAATACTGGGGTTCGGCTACGTTAGCCGTATGCGCGCACAACACCGGCCTGGTTTCTTCCAGACAGGCGTGGTAACTTCGCACAATGAACAGGGTGTGGTCGTCCACTACCAAATCGTCATCTAACAACCAGACGAGCGGATTCTTGGCCTTTTTAATGGTTTCGTTCTTCAGGCGGTAAAGATTGGGGAGTCCATCCTCGCGGCGTGGGCTATATTCGTGAAACAAACTAAATGGCCAATGCCTATCATTTATAGGAGCATAAGCACTTCTTGTTTCAGCATTACTCCCATCATCGGAAATCAAAACCTCGATGTCATCAAAGTTGGTATGCTTCTGGTCTGCGATGACGTTCAACAGACGACGAAGACTATTGGGCCGATTGTAAGTAGAGATAACAATCGATACCTTGGGAAGTTGCAGATTGCTCAAATCCACAAAACCATCGATCTCCTTGCCATAAATCCAACCCCCTTGACGACCTTCACTATTGACCATAACCAGCCACCCCTTTTCCACAAAGCGATCTATCGTGCCTTTGACCGCGGTCATCGAAATGTTCCACCCATCCGATATTTCCCGATAGGTGGGCCGCAGACCGTGATTCATCCTGGAGTAATCAAACAGCCAACGATACCTGGCCTCGAACTCTTCATCACTTAAAAAACCGGAGCCCTCCCGTTTGGGAAGTCGCTCCGGCATCTTTATTTCATAGCTCTTCATATCTGATGGCATCCAATTCGTCTTTATAGAGTCTAATTTCCATCTCGGGGGCTAAGGGGGGTTCGACATCAACCAGTTTTTGGAACTGGGTAGCGGAGGATTCGTTCGGAAAAACAATAACCCGGCCTGAATGGTCGGTTAGCCATTCGTCGCCGGGTTTATGCCAGATTGCAAATATGTCGCTCATAGAAAATATATTACATTATAATAGTAATTTTGTCAACCCCTGATGTAATCGTAAACAACCAGATGCCCCGCCTGAGCCATCCTGATTTGATCCTCAGTCGCCTCTTGAATAATTCGGCTAACATTGCCGGTGTAGCAAGCCATATCAAAGTCACTGTCTAGGTAACGACCAATCATCTGCTCGGTTTGCTGTTGGCCAATTGTCAAATCAACCGCAAAACCTCGCTCTCTAAGCATCAAAATCATTGCCACCTGTTCCAGCAAGTGAGTCCCTTTGTCACCGGATGGGATACCACCTCGCTTCAGGAACACATCAGATTCATCTATTTTTAGTTCGAGAATTAGGCAAGGGAATTTACCGCTTGGTTCATAGATAGCAAAGTCTGGATGGCCTCGATGCTTCTGAATATTTTTGGCTTTTATAGCAAGCCCTTTGGTTAAGCGGATGCCACCGAGGTCGCTTCGATAATAAGCGTGAGGATAATAGACATCAAGCCAGCGACATAGGCTGCACTGAAATTGGTATTCTCTATCGGCCATTATTGGTGCACCTCAAATACCTCTCTATTGTAAGTGGGCTTAACCCGGTTTTGCCCATTACTACCGCTGGTCCATATTGCTCAAGCTGATGAACGATGCCAGACTGCCTTAATGTGCTTGCCCTGACTCTTTTTGTTATACCCAAACCGTCCGTTATTGCTGCTATCTGGTTATTAACTGCTTGTAACGAAATGTGTTTACCCCGTGGTGACGGGAAACACTTGATTACTTGACCGGGAGGAACGAGATCAAAATAGATTTTCTCTAAGATTGGCTGAAAAAACCTGGGGGACTTTTCTATTATCAGTTCAGCCAAGTCCTGGCTGATTGTCTCTACCACTTTTTTGCCAACCGAAATAGACCGCAAGGATAAACGGATATCTACACCGAGAGAGGTGTAATATCTGTTTATCGCCTGTCGATGATTATTGATAGACCGCGGTGATAATTGACGATCATCAATAAGATAAATCTCATAATCATCAATGTTACCTTGGGTAAGTTTCGCTATGTCTGATTGGTTAAGCTCAGAGATTGACCATCGCTTAAGTTGTGACAGTAACTTTCTGTACTGGTTGCGAGTTGATTGTTTCATACTTGACATTATAGCATAATGTGCTATAATTACCAAATATGGATAGGTAATTATATTGTTAGGCGGCTGAGAGTAGCTTATGGAAATCCGGCGAATAGACAGGAACTCATTCAACCAATGGCAATCTGAACGCCATTATTTAAAGCGGCGTATTATCCGATGCAAACTGCTGGCGCACGGTGTTTTTGTTGGCGGTGAACTGGTTGGTGGGTTGTTGTGGGCATCGCCGCATTTCACAAAAAAGCGTGGTCTGTTCGGGTATCCTGGTCTGCTTGATAAGTGGGAAGTTTTGATGCTGGGGCGGTTTTGGTTGGCCGATGATAGCGGCCTGATTGCCTCAGAGGTAATGGCAGAAAGCATTGGGCGCGGTGGACGTGGTAATCGTGGAAGCAAGCGCCGGGGATGGCGTATCCAGCAAGATTGGGTTACTGAGCATCCCCCCAAGTATCCAGAAAAGCCGTTTGTACCACGTATGCTAATTAGCTTCAGCGACACGCAATGGGGACATAAAGGCACTATCTATGTCGCATCCGGTTGGAAGCAATGGGACACAACCAATAGTGGTGGTCAGCATACCGGGCGAAGTCACTGGATTGATACTCAGGTTTACAACCGCCCACAAGGTGATGATTTCAAGCAAGGCAATGATGGTCAAAAAACAATGTGGATTTTGCACTTAGGCCGCAATCCAAAAGCGGAGAAACTTGGAATAAGACCGGTACAGAAGTCTCTATTTGGAACTGTGCAACACGCCGCCTAACAAAAAATTGTACCCGAATTGCTACCGCCGCACTCATCAACCTACCTGCGCTGGCAATCTCGGCTTAGATTGTGGGTTTAATTGCCCGCCCGCAATCGGGTAAATTTAGGGCGTTATACCGCTTCGGCGGGAAAGGAGTAAAAAATGGTAAAGAAACTAAAATGTAATTGCAAACATAGCTTCCAAGACAAAGAACACGGCAAAGGCATTCGTGTTCACAATTTCGCCCCAAAAGGAAATCAAGGGTCTCCTGGTTGGCGTTGTACTGTTTGTAAAAATGTAAAAGCGGTATAACAAAACGTTCGTAGCGAATTGCTAATCTTGCCGTTAATTGTGGCCGGTTGGGGCCACTACCGCACATTTAATCAACGGCATTGCGCCACCCCCGCAATCGCCACAACTCAGCGTTAGGCGGATACCGCCGAGAGGAGCAAGAATGGGTAGTATATCATTTGAGCTTGAGCTAGACGAACTGCAACTGGTTTTTCTGGTTGATGGAAAAAGGATTACGGCAGATGTATCAGGTACAGAAGAAAATCCAATTATGATGAAGTTTGATAGTTTACCAGGCTTTGAGGAAGTGAGGGTTGACCAAATGTTTGATGCCATTCTTGCTAATATTTCGATGCCTCACAAAGATAAAGTTACCATAACTATCAATGCTGCAAGGATTGAGAAGCCTGAGATTATCAACAACCCATCCGCCTAACAAACATTTCCAGCAGACGCCAACAGCCCGGTTTCTGGCGGCGTCTGCGCGTGGCTCATAGTATCGGATTAGCGGCGTCTCCGGGGGCGCTGCTGAAATGTAGCGTTATACGGCACGTCGCTAACATAGTCCGGAGTAATTGTATGTGGTACAAAAAATACCCTAAATTAAATTCAGCCCTATTTACTTTTGAAAACAGCGGTAAGCGGAGCAATGACCCGCCCCCGTATTCGTTAATCGAACGCGGCGGTGAGTTGATAGACATTAAAGATAAATACTCGGTGTCAGGCTATAAAATTTTAGGCTATACGGAATCTCCGCCATTTCCGGCAGAGGGCTACCTGGCTATAGCTGTTATGTTTGAAAATGGAAATTTTGAGAAAACTTGGTGGCACTACCCCCGTGATGAGCCGTATAACAATCAAAATGCAGGGGACGCCCCAAGCTCGATTTTACAGCCACCCAGCCTTGTGGTTCCAAGTCGGGGTAGGTGGCGAACTAATAAAACGCGCCCCTGATTTTGTGGCGTTAGGTGGATTCGTCTGTGGTATCCTCCTGAATTTCCGGCAACCCGGTATCACCTACTACATACGGAATATTCAACTGATCTAACAACCGGGTAAAAGCCACCTGCCTGCTTAATCGCCCTTCCCGATCATTCTGTAGCAGAGCGATAACAATGTTATGCAACTTGGTTTTAAGCTGTTCCGAAAATGCCTGTACTCTCAATTTGCAAGGCGGAGAATTAGCCCCAAAGTTATCCTCAACCAACTGCGGCACACACCAGTTGTTACAGGCATCCAAAAAGTTGTCAACATCCATCTTGGCCGCGTCCAGCATCCGTTCCGAATGGATTTCGGCCTGGTTGTACGACCCCACAGCCGCCATATTTTGGGTGACCGTCCGTTCCGGGACCACCAAACCACGTAGCATCCCCACTTCAAGTTCCTCGATGCCTTTGGTGTAAACGTCGGAAACGGTCTCCATCGACATCTCTTTGTAGCCCCACTGGTTATGACCCCGCTCATCTATTTCGTAAGGCAATATGACAATGAGATTTTCGAGAGCCGCCTGAAGAACCTCGCCGGCATATTCGAGGTTATCGATTTCGTTGCCATCTTCATCTTCCCGGACGCCGGGGGGTGCCCAACCGATGATAGGCGGCACCGTCCTAAAGCGGAGATAGTCTGCTTGTAATGCTCGAAAGAACTCGGCGTAATACCAATATGGATAGATGTCCGTGAATTCCGATTCACCCCATAACCCTCCATACAAAAATTTGTTGACGTACACAAAGGCTTTGTATGCCCCGACCGGCTGTTCCTCTTTGCCCGGCTCCGGTATCTGAACAAAGCCGGCAAAGTCCTGAGTGCCTTCCTGGGTCAAAAAACGGTCGATACTCTGAGGATGGACGAACTTAATTTTCTTGTAGACCAGGGCCTCGCCATCGTAGCCTACCACCGATTCGCCGGTCTCGTCATCCACATAACTGGCCTTGACCTGTTGAGTTTCCCACACTTTTTCGTGGGGAGCTACCCCAAACACTCCGCTGGGGCTGATGGAGGTCTGGGCCAGTTTGAGTAACCACCGATCTACAAAGACCTCTTTGATAAAGGCCGCAATCTTGGGGTCCTCGCACTCAACCCTGGCTTCTCTTAAGGCAGTCAGGATCGGAGCCGATTTGACCGTCATTCCCAACTTGATGACCGGATACCGACGCATGACGTTGATGGTATCGAAGCCCAGGGGATCAGACCGATACTCTCCAATCTTTTTCATCGTCTGGGTCAGTTGGGGTGGTTGCGCCCCCCGATAGGTCACTTCGGTCAAGCGGGGTTTAGGCCCCGGCCTTAACGCCGAGATCGTTCGCTGCCACCACGATTCCTTTTGTTGCCGGTACATCTTCGGCATCTGCATCTGAGCCATCGATACTGTATGTCTAACGCTCATTATAACCGCTCCTGCTGCTCTTTTCGCAGCTTCTTAAGCCGTTTCAGGGGTGAACTTGCCACCGGGCTACCAAACGCCTTGTGCCTGGCCACGTATGAAGCCCGCCTGGGGATCAGATTGCCAGACACCCCCATAATCTTCTGGTTCCAATACCGTTGGGCGTCGGCAAAAATCAAGTCACTGGCCGGGGGGAGGGCTTTCAATCGCTTTAACTCACCTTTCATTCTCTCGAAGGCAAACCAGAGAGCCATCACCAGATCATCGGTATCGTTCTTGCCGTAAAAATGTAACTCTTCCACCAGAATGTCGGTCTTTTGCCGGCTGTGAGCATCGCCCCGAGGTATCCTGAACCGTCCCTGCTCGAAAAATACGTCCATCGAGGTAATACCCAATTCCGGGGGGTTGCCCGCGGTGGTAAAGGTCGGCACAATAGGTAGAAATCTGGCTTCAGCTTCAAGCCCCTGCAACAATGCCTTCTGGTAGGAGTTCGATTCCACGGCGATATGGACCGGATTCCACAATCGGGCCAACTCCACCAGCACCCGCTTCTGAGCCACAAAGCCCAGATGCTCCTGAACGATATCGCAAACTACCACCCGGCCTTTGGCGTCGATCCCCAACACAACGATGGCAAAGTAGGAGCTACCTTTGGCCTCGCTGATAGCCGGGTCAACCCCAAACACTACGTAGCGCAGGTAAGGTCGTTCTTTGGTGCCATCGGAGGGGCCAAGCAAAATCGTCTCATCAAAGCAGCCCCGATAATAGGCTCCGGTTGTGTCCGACACACCCCCGGTAAACCAAATCATCGGAAAAACACTATCGCTGTCGTCTGTTACCCGGCACCGATAGTTACGATTGAACCGGGTAGCCCCCATCTTGGCCCGCTGCCGCATCAGAGCATCGTAGGACCACCGTTCCGGCCACAGCGTTTCTTTGCGGACCTCATTGACGATGGCATCCCCCACAAAGACCTGATACAACCCATATTCAATAGACAGGTTCTTGATCTGGTCGTAAAAATCCCCCTTGCGATAGGGGGTACCGGTGATAACTTCCTGTCCATCCGAAACCAGAATCGGCTGCACATCGTTAAAATACCAGCGCTCCACCCGCTCCGATTCTGCCTTGGAAAAAGCCACCTTGTCGGAAATGATGTCATCGGCGTACAGCCTGTCGGCTCGCCTGGACAATACGTTGGTCATCGCTCCGGCCACAACCACTGTGGGGTCCTTGAGGCTATAGTCAGGCCGGTTGACGGTGATGGAATACTGACTCCAGTCCTGATCGACGGTGCGCTCATCGGGGTTGAGGTTGGCTGGATTGAAATGCCCAAAGCCGGCCACGATCCGGGGGTTTTGAGTAAGCTGCATCTTGATCTGGCTGAGGATGAGTTTGGCCACATCAGTTGTTGAGAAGGTAATAAAGAAACGAATATTGCGATTGCAAGCAATCTCCCAGACTACCCGATTGATGCTATGGACCGTAGTCTTGGCGTGATCTCGGGGAGACAGGTTCATATAGGCTTGTTCTTTGACCGTCCACCAGTACCAATCATCGTGAAATTTGGGGCAGGGAAGTTCGGGTTGAATAAAATCATCGACAAAGAAACGCAGGCTTTGATTCCAGAGGTTGGCCCGGTCCTCAGACCATTGGGGAAATTTCAGGCCGGCCTGATACAAGTCTCGACACACCCTGGCTTTCTGTTGCCACCATTCGGTGTCGGACATTGCCAGAATGAGTTCCTGGTCCATCGAGGGAAGTTTGGCTACCATAAGTCGTCAACCTTATCGGCGTTAATGAAAGTTATCCGATCAGCCAAATCGTCTCTGGTAGCCTGTAACACGTTCTGGTACTGACCATCATCCCACACCGCTTTTTCGTTGGCCACTCCCTTATACAACACGTTCACTTCCTTGTCGCCATATTCCACCATCGCATCATCCAGCAACACCCCCACCGCCCCGAAGTCATAGCTGGCAAAATTCGGCACCACCTTGCGGGTGGCCGGATTGAGGGCCAGGACCGACCCCAACGGCTGGACCTTGCGCCAGACTTCGGTATCACCGTAATAGATTTCATAGGAAGCTACGTAATTGCTGTCGAGGGTATAGGAGGCTATTATTTCTCGCCGGGTATAGGAAACGTCATCCCGTCGATTCGTCCGGCTTACCAGGTCGAACATCGATCACCTGCTTTGTCTTATGACGCATGGCGTCCAGTAGCCGGACTGCTTCAAGATAATTTTCAGTAATGGATTTTGCCTCTTGGGGATTAGCGTCGGCCAGGAGTTCGGGGAGAGGGGGCATAATGTCTCTCGACTCGCCCCCCTCATTGGTCACGAATCGCCGGCTGACTTTGGGGAAGCCCGCTCGATCCAGGACCATTTCGGCTGACTTGGCCGCGGCGGTCGAGGTCTTGTCGTTGATCCACTTGTCGTTCATAATCTTTTCAAGGGTATCAACCGCCAAATCGGTAGCCATCTCCAAGCGGATGGCAACTAATTCCCGATACTCAGACCGGATTGCCCGGATGACCTCGGAACCGGCCCCGCTCTTCAAAGCCCGTTCCAACTTGGCTCGGACAGACTTGGGGCGTTGGGCCAGGACGCTAAGATGACTGTCACCCACGGCTATTAAAGCTGCGGCCTCGACATCGACATCTTCTTCATCCGGGATATAGTTCTCTTCACGCATATAGATACTATATCATATATCTGTTTTTTTCTCAAGGGGGAGTATTATAGTGTAATAGCGAGGATGTCTAGTAATATTCACTTCCAGACATTACAGCCAGAATTTCTTCATCGCTGGCTATGTGAATACAGCCGGGTCCAACCTCTTCTCCGTTAAAAGGATGTGACTCTAAATAATTTATCATATAAACAGGAAACCAACAGTCAAATAAGGGGGGAGGGTAACCATTACGCCTATAAGTTACTATGGCCAATTTGTGTCTTTGCATCGGGGGTTGAATAGAGTGGTTGATTACCAAATCACCAATCTGAAAAGTAAATCTATCATCCTCCTGAGAGTTACAAGCCAATGCCTCCAAAATCAATTCACCCTTTTTTGATGAATCTTCTTCCGAATCTATCATATCCAAATACGCACTAATTCTTCTTGTAAATTCCGTAAAATTATTCATTGACTTTCCCGCAAAAAAGTATTACAGTGTAATGACTGCGAGGATTACAATAAGGATTAACACAATCACACTCATAATCCCAAGCATGATAACTAATAGTCTTTCACTATCAGTCAAACTCTGTGTCAACCCACATTTACTACAAGCATCAAACGGATTATCATTGAATGTATTGCAATGCCGGCAGGTCCATCTGTAAGGGCGAAGAGGAATAATCTCACCACCATCATCCATTGGTACTCCATTCAAAAACTGGCCTACATCACCCCAATACTTTCCGCATTTCTGGCAATGAGTTTTGTAGGTGATGCTAGTACCATAGTTAGTTGTTTTGCAATTATTACAAATCCAATCAAGAGTCATATTCCAAAGCCTTTCTTCCAACAAAACGAAGCCATCGTTGGTCTTCGTGTACCACAGTTTCTTGGCCCATTTTCAACTAAAGATCATAAATCGCATTTTGATGAAAGCCAATAGTTTTTGCCTGTTTAGTCAAAGCTCCAGCCAAATTCTCAAATTCAAGGCTAACAACCCACAAAACCTTCAATTGATGCCATAATTTTTTTAATCGTCTCATTCTCCGCTACTCCCAAACCCAGTATGCTCATACTTGCTCCGCACCGCATGGACATTCAACTCAGAGATGTGGCCCGCCTCGAACTCAACCTCGACATACCGGTTAAAAACAGCCTGAGCAATTCGTTGCCCAAACTTTACTTCCGCGGCCACGGCCTGAGATTCATCATCCCAACCTTGACCTCGCCAAAGTAGTCCGGGTCAATGGTGCCGTAATGAATCAGCCACCCCTGGCTGATGCCCATACTACTTCTGGGTCTGATTTCGACCTGGATGTTATCAGGGACAGCCAGGTGGATTCCGGTTGGCACCCACTTGAATTGAAACGGCCAAAAATGAACATCCTCTGAAGCTGACAGATCATATCCTACCGAATAGGGTGTAGCTTGCTTGGGGGCATCGCCCTGAACGATGACTTTCATCCCACCACCCCAAACCACAAAGCCTTGACCACCACCACCCCCATACTAAGCCACGGCGACCAGGAGCGCACCACGTCTATCACCGCTAGTTGGATTCTGGCATCCAGGGTCGCTACTATCAAAAACAGTGAATATAGCCAGAATATCAGTGCCGTTAGTTGAACCAACGGCAATATCCGCAACTCCTGCCGGTCGCCCTCGATGGTGGACACCAGGGCCAGGTTGTAGTTTACCTGAGTAGACCTGACAATTTTACTCATCGCTATCTCCCACCAATAATTTCAATGAATTATTACCGATGTTAGCCAACACCCCCCCAGACAAATAAGCCAATCGATTTCCACAATCACCCAAAGACTTATTCAGTCTCAAGATAGGTTGAGCGGCCTCGACTTGTTTCAGCTTTAATTGCTGCCGGGCGATAGCTGCTCTAGATTGCATCACCCGATTCAGGATTAGGGCTGCTTGTTGCCGGTAGGCATCCTCTTGGGCCGATAAAATCCCACTTTCCGATTCAATGGTGGCTTGCTTACTCCCCGGATCAAGTCTCTGTAGCATCCCCCCAAATTCCGGGTCATAGAATAATTGCTCCCCCACCCCTTGAACCAATTGTTGGCGTTGCGCCTTTAAGGATTCTGCCTTATCGATGAACCCGGTCAATACCTTGATGATCTCTCTTTGATATACAACCGCGTCCCTGACATCGGCTTGCAAAATACTTTCCTCTTTAGATAGCTTGTCCATCGATTCGTCAAAACGATCAAAGGCAGATTCTATCTCTTTGCCAATTCGCACAGTCTGAAGCCCAAAGAGGGGTCTGGCTAACCAACTCCAACTCAGCCACACCCCCAACAACCCCCAAATAGCCCACCCAATCATCAGATAAACATTAAGGGGTAGCAACATAGTCAGAACCCACATTGCCAACAACCCAATCCCAACCAAAACACCCAATTGAAACTTGTACTTTGCTACCACAACAGTCTTCATTTTCTCCTCCTTATTTCATTCACCAATTGCCTGGCCAACCGAGCGCAAGCCTCCGGGTCAGCCATCACTTCATCAGCCATAAAGACCCACCCGATCCACCCCGACAACCCCAGATGCCTCAGCCTGGCTACATCCCGCTCCATATCTGGCTTGCTGTGATGCCACTGGTAGCCATAGACCTCAAAAAATACCCTACCCTCCGGCAACCCGAAATCCACTTGATACCCTCGCACCGGCACCTGAGGGATTAGGCCGGGAATCAACTTGACAGCCGCGTGGTAGAACTGACGTTCCGGTTCTGACTGGAAGATAGTTTCGTCTATCTGGGGCCGCTGGTTGAGGATGACATATTTTAGGAAGTCGGTCCACATTTATTTAACCTTAGCCACAACAACATAAGTCAACGGAGTAGCTATAGCCTCATAAGCCACCTTAAACAGCCATTGTGTTACAATCATCCCACTCAAGATATCAAGTGGAACAATGCCCCAGAAAGCTATAGAGATAAACAACAGGGAATCTAGCCCTTGTCCTACCACGGTTGAAGATATGGTCCTGGTCCAAAGCCATCGGCCAGAAGTCGCTTTCTTGAGATAGACCATTACCTTCGCATTGGCAACTTCTCCAACCAAGTAGGCCGCAAACGAAGCAACCAATAGCCTGGGGGTAAACCCCAAAACAGAAGTAAATTCTAGCTGTCCTTCATAGATCGAGGCCGGTGGCAACATAATGGCTAACCAGATAAACAGAACCGCGAACAGGTTACAGGTAAAACCCAAAAAAATGACAAACCTGGTCGTTTTATATCCATAAACCTCAGCTAAAACATCTCCAATAATGTAACTAACGGGGAATAGGATGACCCCGACCGGAAGAACAAACCCGGCTACCAACATCAACTTACTCGATATGATATTGGATAAAACCAGAGATGTAACAAAAAACGAAGATAATACGACCAATTTTTTATCCATTTTATCCTCCATTGTGTCTATCAAGCCATTGTAGCTGTTGCCCAATTCCCAAACCCATCATCGGAACCTCGATGTCATAGCCGCAATTCCGCAAATATGGGGTCGTAAACTCCCGATACTTTCGTCCGGCCAAGAAAATGAGCTTATGATCTTGAGGCAAATAATTCTTAAGGACATATTTCGTTATCTCGTTACCCCAAACCATCCGGGATTTTACGTCCATCTTATTCAAGGTAACATCGTAATCGGCTATTTGGTCATCTGGAGCAACCACACCATGTTTGGCGCTCAGAACAAGCCACTGATCCCCAACATCCTCAGCATATCGTCTGGCTTTATGAAACCACGTTGATTGGTACAAGTCCTTCGCTGAATGAGTACCTTTTTGTTTTTGGCCTACGCAAGACACAAAAACCACTTTCTTTTTGGTATGCCAGCGATGACGCTTGATAAGCACATTTAGATTGTGGGTAGCTCTCCCGATGTTTCGGTTCCCGTTGCCAAATGAGCGAGTGTCGATTCCGAAGTTCCTTAACTGTAGGCAACTCCTACAATTACACTCAGGAAAATCAATCATACCATGGTATTTAGCTGCTTTGTAATAATCTACTCCATTTTCCTGATAAAAGTAGCCAGAAGCTATACCACGTTTGTAATGCGAGGCCCCATCAAAACTATCAACCCCTAGCTCCACCCAATTTTTACAGTAATCCTCGGATGACAATCCTAAAACGTGCAGATATGTGTCAGGCCATCGCTGACGAACTTCACTGACGAACTTCACATTGCCAACTTTGTCTGACTTTCTTGCCGCCAGCCCCCCTAATGCAATGCGTTGATACCCCAATCTAACCAAAAAAGCCGTGTAATCAAGTCGCTCTTTGATATCCATTCCGTGAGCAACAGCCATAGGCTTCAAATTACTGCCAGAGCACAAGCGCAAAAACTCTTTGGCAAACTTCTTGTTCAATTGACGACGATATTCTAAATTAACACCATCTATCAGCATGTGATCTGGGGTTATCACTATCGGTCCATCAGGTATCAAAGAATATTGCTCAAAAGCCCACTCTGGCGTTACAAGATTTTTGCCGATAACCGGATATTGCTCATTACGATATGTCCAGGCCCCGCAATCGACAATTTCTCTAGCCCCTTCAGGGATAGGCGGCCTGGGATAAGCCAAAGAGGTAAGCCACCCATCCGGTTGAACTTCCAGAAACTTCCAAATCGGATGATTAACCCCATCGATTCTTATTCGATCTCGTTTTGTCAGCGTAGCGTAATATTTAGTAATCAATTTCCGTGAACTTCCCATACTGAGTTTCCGGGGCTTCCGGCCCCTCCAAATCCACGTCTTCCGGCAAATCCTCGGGGGCCTCTTGAGTCAACCGATACAAAACGTGCTTCCCTTCCCTGGTCAGCACCAATTCACTGTTTGTGATCGAGGGGTCTTTAACAAAAGCCCACTGGCGATCAACGAACACATCCCGGAGCTTGCCGAAAGCCGCTTTTCCATAGCCCGTCCGCTCCGCCCCATAAAATGAGAAGTTTACCGCATAGTTTGGATGCAGGACTGCCCAGGCGAAGCCCACTAATTTCCGCCGATTCCCCGGTAGATCGGCATAGACCTTGCGCTTTCCCCCCTTGGGGGCCGGTAGATCAACCTCGATTGGGGTTTGCTCCGGTTCACCCACATAGCCATCCCCATTGATGTCTTGTCGGCTAAACTCTTCCAGCCGGTGAATGGCCTCGCTGTAATTCTCGACCTGGATATTAAAATCTTTCCGGGCGATCCACAACATCACCGTAATACCACTCAACAACCCGGTCAACGACAGCTTGAACCAACCAATTTTCCGAATCAACCAGTTGATTTCATCCAGGAAGGCGTTGGGGGAGATTTCGCTAACCACTGAAGAGGCAATCCACAAGCCACCCACCCCCCCCACCAGAATGAAACCACCCCACAACAAGCCATTCCTGATAGCCTGTTGCCAGGGAACATCGACGTGGCTTTCGCGGGTGGGCATATAGTCTGCGGATTCTCGCCGGGCAGTTATGCCACCGGGGATAGAGAGGTCACTACCAAAACCGGGCTGCCGGGTAAAACCGGTGGGCTTGGGTTGGGGCAATGACAGGACTTCGCTCTTGAATTTGCGAGTCGATTCCATCGTTCCCGTTCGAGACTTCTTTTGCCGGCCAAATAGTCGCCTAACACCAAGACCACCATATTTGTAGATGGCGATTTTGGTGTCGGCCTTGACCTGGATTTTATTTTTGCAATGCGGACATTCATAAATGTCCATTCTAACACCCTATTACACTATAATAACTACCGGTCTACCGTAGGTCGACCCACCAACCGATGCAGCCACATCCTTATCCGATTTACTTGCCAGCACTCGATGACCATCAAAGAATTGCCCTTAATCGCTGAAGCCGGAAACTCCGCCCGATTCCAGGTATACATTCGGGCTTCCCAAATATTAGTAGTCCAGGTATTGGACCCCATCTTGGTCTTACGACTAACCAGATACAAGGGACCGGGTGACATCTGAACAATCACCACTCGCTTGAACACCCTATGGTCAAACCATAGGCCAAGCAACACAATTCCCAAGCTAACAACAATCCCAATCAAGAAAAGTAAATTTACAGACCACATCAAAATACCTCACATTCTGGTTGGTTCGGAAAGTAGATACCTTCCATCCGATAGTACAACGCCCTAGTCAACTCAATGTCGCTGGTCAGATACGTGACCAACTCTTCATCACTCATTTCGGCCACCTGGCTGCCATCCATATCGGGGGTATCGTTGGGGATACCCAACATCTCGGCCACGCGCTTTAGTCCCAGGCCAGCCATCGACCCCAAACGAGGATTCCGAAAAGTCAGCATTTCATACAGGTCAACGAAATCCTTGTCGTACCGGTTGAACTCCCGGTTTAGACCCGGCACCCCGAGGACCATCGACCGCCAGAATAGAATGGGGAGGTCAAAGGCATTGCTGTTGAAGCCAATGAGGGGGAATCCAAATGTTCCCACCGCGTTCCAGAACACGGACAGGGCTTGACGTTCGGAGGCCACCGGATGAGCCAACTCCGATTCATCATCAGTGACATAAAGAACAGACACCCCATCCGGGCTAAACGAGGGGGTCCACAACCCAATCGCCCGCACCTTGGCCAAACACATATCCAGAGCCATTTTGCTCACCTGCTCATATCGGGCTGTCTCGCTGTTTTCATCCAGCCACTTTTGGATGGATTCCGGCTTCTTGTAATTACCGGGAGCCTTGATTTCCGGCAAAAACTTTTCCATCTCTTTATTCGGAACGGTTTCGATATCAAAGATCAACATTCTCTTCATCCTCCTTAACCACCCACACTTTATCA